CTGTTTACCCCCATTACCCGCTTGCATTTGTCCAAAAAGACTTTTAATTTTTCCGACAACTGTGAAGTCTTTAGGGAGAATCCGTTTCTTATATCCTGTAATTTCATTAATACCATATGGGTAATAATGTGTATCCACATCACCTTTTTCATTTACGGTAACCCTTATATTAAAGTGTTCTGCAATTTTCTTTGTGATCTTGCGGTCAGCAAAACCTCTTATAGCGTAACTAGAAATTTCTTCTAATGTTTCAGTGCCATAATTTTCCTTCTTAGTTGTCACTAGAGAATCCTTACTTTGATCTGGAAACCAACCACTACATGAAAAACAATATGAGGTTCTATCCTCGTATATCTGTCTAGCATCACTACTACCACAGTCTTCACTTAGGCAAGGTTGATCCTTTACAACTATTTTTCCCATTTTATTTATTTATTACATTGTTAGCTGCGAAACAAGCTGTTGATACAAAACTTAGTGCTATAGAGACTAATAAAAAGTCTGCTGAAGTCCATTGCTCTGTACCTGTTAATAAGTTAACTGATTGTGTTAATACTACAAGCATTGAACAAAAACCAAGTATAAAACCAATTAATTTCATTATTTTAATCCTGCTAATTTATTTAATCTTTTACGATGTCTAAGAGATACTGTTTCAGAAGAGCGCCATTGTACTTTATCAATGAATCTATTATACCAGATATGATTATTAGTTGGAACTTCTACAAAACATTGAGACCATGTTTCTGCCCAACTTAAACCTCCTCTAGTATAATATTGTTCTAATACGTGGAATTCAAAGGAGTCTATGCCATTCTCTTCTATTAGTGCATTGATGTCTTTAGATGAACTAGTATAAACTCTCCAATTGCTTGGTTTGCCTTTATTAAGTTTACCATTCCCTTTAAACATCTTTTTACCAATATACATCATACCATTCTTTTTATCTTTAATTAAATAAATAAATCCAAAAGCATTTTCATGATCTAGTTGTTCAGTAAATTCCCAGTGCCCATTATCTTTCTTCTTTAATTTGGAAGTGGTCATTTATATAGCGCCAGATGTGGATCAACCTGCCATTGGCAAGTAAATAAGGTTTCCACTGGTCGCCATATTGTTGTTTGTAAGCATTTATTACTGCTGCCTTTCTTTTATTATTATTATCACAGCCCTCTAAAATCTTTAAAGCCTTTACTGGCCCGATTTTAGGTAGTCCAGGAATATTATCTACTGCATCACCCATTAGAATTTGTTTCCAATAGTGGATATCAGCTGATTCCTCATCTACTTCATAATGTTCATCTTTTCCTGGTTTAAAATGTTTACCAGGAATACAATCTAGATCTTTGTCTATTGTACACACTACAAATGGATCGTTATCCCTAGTTGCTTCTACCGCCCAAATTCGAATTAAGTCATCTGCCTCAAATCCGTGAGCAACTACAGCATTAGGATGATTACAAAACCATTCTTTAAGCTCATCAAAATATTCAGCTCTATTTTTCTTAGATGCTAACCTAGATGCACTTCTTTTATATTCTTTAAAAAACTCTTCTCTCCAATTATTTAGACCCCCAATTGCAATGAGATAATCAGTGCAAAAGGTGTTTTCAATAACTTCTTGAAGAACTATGTCTAATTTAATCTTAGCTTCTTCTACGTTTTCAGTATCCCAAATAGCCTGATATAGTAGAACGTCCCCGTCTACTAATGCTATCATACTGGGTAGGTTACTTTCTCAAAGCCATATTTCTTAACTCGAGCTAATAGTTTCTTGCCAATTTTATTACGAACTTTATACTTAATAATTGTAGGGCGATCTACAAAGCTAAGATATAAATACTTATCGCCACGAGGATAAGTATATGTTGCCGATGGAACTCTGTATACTAATGCTTTTTTCATTTTTGCTGTACTCTTATATTACTGTGAATTAATGTTAAAATACCTGAATCGGTTTTATATCTGTCTGAGAATATTACTCTCTCAATACCAGATTGGATTAGTAGTAGTGAACAATTGTCGCATGGAGCAGTTGTCACATATACTGTTGAACCCTTTAAACTCAAACCCTCTGCAGCAGCCTTAGAGACTAAATTTGCTTCAGCATGAATTACATAGGATAGTGTTTTATTATAATCATCTTCACATTTATTAGGAAAACCTGTAGGAGTTCCATTAAACCCAAAGCTGAGAATATTATTATTTTTTACTGCAATAGCACCAACCTTACGCTTCTCAGCATGAGACATTAGTGCTATTCTTTTAGCAAGATCTAAATACAGGGAATCGTAGCGATCTTCTTTTGTAACCATGAAGGTGCATCTCTATTTGTATATCGCATTAAATTTATTTTTTCAGTTAAATAATAATTTCGATATGATTCAACTGTATCATTTAACTTACAATGATCTGGCATGGCTAAGGGAGGATCTTGCCAATCTTCTGCTTTAATGTCCCTTGGAAAACTAGAAAGTGTACCTGAATGATCTAAAATAGTTTTATGTACTTTTCCAAATCGGTGAGTATACTCTTTACCAAGTTCTTCCATAAGAATATAAAGCCACATATAATGCTTAATACTACTACGAACCCAAACAGCAGAAGGATGATTGTCATGTGTCTTTTTGTAAGGCCCACCATCACCAACTAGATGATGGGCGGTAGATAATAACTGTGCTGACTCAAGAATCATCTTTACTACATGAGAATCATAGTGAGCCTTAGCACATTCTGTTTGGTTTTTGTCTAAATAAAAAATGTTCATGATTCGTGTATGTGTGTAAATTCAGGGTATTTAGCTTTAATTTTAGCTATATACTTTGGATCATCATTCTTTCTAATTAAATGAACTTTGAATTCTTTACTAATGTCAAACTCTACACTAGTGTCTAATTCATAATCTTCCGAATTAGTTAAATAATCCCAATAATAACCACGAGTATAAGAAGCTTTAGACAAACTTCCATGAAATGTGTTTAACATCTCAATTGGTTGTCTATCACATAATACAATTTGAATTGGCATAAAACAATTTTTTACGTTTAATACACCAACAACTCCATTATCTAAACTATGTGTATAATAAGAATTATTTGTTACATCTTCTAATTCATCAGCTTGAAGCTCTAATGCTTGTGATATTCTGTCTTTGATACTATCTCTAGACTCATTAGGATACCCATGAATATAGATATCTAAATCCTTTGCAGGGTTACCTAATGCCCAGTCTCGTGGTGCTCCACCTAGAATACAAGAATAAGGGTCCACAATATGTAACATGTTTAATGCTGCATGAGCACAGTTTTTCTGTGATTCAATAGTTTTATTTTTCATTTCAGTCTTTAAAGAAAGAGATTCTAAAAGTGCTTTTTTAATTCTATCATTTATATCGTTATACATTTTATTCCCAGTTAATGTACATCATACCAGTTATTACCGATTTTGGACTCACCATCCATAATATCAACACCAAATAACTTTGGACCATCTTGGAAAGCCTTTTTAGCAATCGCAGAAGCTCGTTCAGCATACTCGATAGGGACTTCAAATTCAATCTCGTCATGATAAAATATCAATGGATTGAATGGTATGTTCTCCTCTTGGAGTCTAACATAAGTAAGAGCAGTAGCTGCTTTACATGTAATAGCTTCACAACTCTGTAACAGATAATTGAGAGACTTATGAGCAGATTCACAAGGAATCTTTCTACCATCAAGTGCAGGAATCCAAGGACTGCCACGTAATTCTGTTTGGTTATAAACAGCATTAATACGCTTAATCAATGAATCTAGTCCTGGAATACGTTTTGCAAACTCAGCTTTAATCTTATTACCAAGTTTAGCATTACGAACACCAGTTAAAATTAAAGAAACCTTCTCACCACCAGCACCAAACAAATAAGCATAAATGAATGGCTTTGCTAATTTACGAGATACAGTAGGGTCTTTAATAATCTTAGGAAACTTAGATTGTTCCTCTGTCATTACAGCTGTTAGTACATCTGCATTCTTTTGATGCACATCTCCATTTAAAACTTCATTAGTATATTCATCATTCTTTAGATAATGACATAAAGCTCTAAATTGATTACCAGAAGAGTCAGCGCCAATAATTGCATACCCAGGAGTAGCCATAAATAATTTACGAATATCTGGACCCCATTCGGAATCAGCACCTGGAACATTGACAATACCACTATGTCTAGCACGACCAGTTGGAGTAGAGATAGTAAAACAACTACCATGTAATCTGTTATTCTCATCTAAAGACTCCAACCATCCAGACAAAATAGAATGCCTAGACCTAGTAGTGTAATATTTATCAATTAGCATTCCTACTTCGCCTAACTTTTCTAGTGAACTAGTAGTTAGCTTTTCAGATACTTTAATAAATTCATTACCTTGTTTTTTCCAATTCCAGTCGTCAGGCTCCCAACCAATTTTGTGTAAATATAATTTAACTGAATCAATATTACCTAAATCAGGTTGTACATATTCAAATCGTTGATATGGACCCTCTACCATACGATCATCCCTGCCATTAGAAGGATCAATATTAAAATATCTAGCAGTAACGGCATCATAATTACCGTTCTTAATCCACTTTGGTATTTTAGGTTGTTTATCCAAGACTTTAGTTTCTGTACTAAGTCGTGGCTCAATAATGGATTGAACTTCTTCCATTTGAGCTTCCATCGCAGCCAATAGTTTTGTTGCAGCATCTTTGTCAAATTGCCATCCTATATATTCTGCATCAGCACAAAATTGTGCAGTAAGGTGCTCATTTTTAATAGAAGTTTTAAGATATGGCTTTTTCTCAGTCATACCTTTTAATTCTTTAATAAGACCTCTATAGACCTTAACGTTGATTTTTACGTCTTCTCTACACCGATGTAGCATGTCGGTTGAGTACTGACTCCAGTCCTCATGCTCGACCTTACTATGACCAAGGTATTCACCCCATACAGCTAGAGAATGCTTTCCATTAAATCGATCATAATTAATGACTTGCGATAGTAACATCGTATCATATAATTTAGTTTCTTTATTTGGAATCCAATTGTATAGTTTTCGGAGAACAAGTAAATCATAGCCAATAATATTGTGGCCAATTAAACTTGTTGCTTTCGATAGGTGTTGTAAGCCTTGCTCTAAGCTTGGATATTGTGGATCATAGTCGGTAAAGATTAACTCTTCACCAGTACTAGTATCATTTGTCACAATCATCCAAACTTTACTTACAGTGTCTAGTAGACCATCACTTTCGATGTCAAATACTAGATTGCTCATTTAATAATTTTTCTATATCTTTAATTCGGATTGGTTGATTATTGTTCTTAGTGTAAGCAAGTAGGAATTTTAAATACCATAATGCTTTACCTAATTCTTGTTCTTCAGCATCTTTACCGCCAAGGCGATCTAGATACTTTCGTACTTGTAGTTCAACTGCTGCCTTAAAGCAATCAGGATTCCTAAAGCTTGGTAGATACTGCATAGTCTCTAACCATTGTAAATCCATTATATAACTCTGATAGTGGCTAGGATTAATAGCACTCTGGTAGTTAGGATTAAGAATAGTGTTCTCTACTGTTGGTGGATTTTCTTTTAAATATTTCATAAGTTGATCTACTTCCCATTCGTCATCACCATCTTCAATTGCCCACTCATTTAACAAATTACGATAGTCATTTATCGAGCCAATATGATTTAATTCCTTAGAACGATTCTTTACACTAGTAGGCCAAACGCATTTAATAGTAAAGAAATCCATATTGTCTTTCCATGCAGTAACAGCATGTTCAAAGTCATTATAGGTTGCTACTACACCACGGTTTTTACCATATGAATATATTTCATAAATCGGTACGTACATCAACTTTATCCTCATCTACTTTATATAAATTACCTTCAGCAATAGCATCTTTTAGCATTCTTATAAATGCATAATTCAGAAGATATTCTCTTGCTTCGTTATCTAAATCTAGTACTACATTTGCACTACCATCTTCATTTTCTGAGATAGTATTAAGAGTAAATTTCATTAGTATACATCTCCATTTTCTTGAATCTTTTTATCTTCATACGGTGCAGCTACTCTACGATAGAATTCTATCTTGGCACCCTCTAAAGCACCTACAATATCGTTAATTGCTTGATAATTACCTTTATCTGTACGATTAAAATAATCTCGTACAATAGAAGTAATAACAAAGTTTAACTCACCAGGGCTAGTGCATAAATCACCAACCTCAGCTACACTTTTTGTATGTAAGAACTGTTTAAAGTCTTGTCGAATATAAGGCATTAATCTAAATACTCCGTAATAATAGTGTCACAAGCTTTGTCTACTGTAGATCTCCACTCTGTGACTAGAGACTCAAAGAAAGGGTGGATAGTAGAAGCATTAGCTTTAAATGCAACTACTGGTTTTCGTAATACATAAGAAGCATAAAAGACTTCCATTGCAGTACCGTGTTTAGCAATTGTAGGGTTATCTAAATTAACAAGGATTAAATCTGATTCTTGAATATCACGAAGATCTAACTCAAATATACGTTTCATATATTTAGGTTGGAATTCATGAACTCTACGAGTAGGGTCTAATACCTTCTGATCTGCTTGTAATAGTAAATCAGTAGCAATTGTTCTCCATCCTTTTGCATCTTCAATAGAAACATGTTCCATTGGACCTGCTAAATATACTGTTCTTTGTTTCATAAAATTTCTTCTAAAATACGCATGTAATTAGCGGTATACCATAAACCGCCTTGATTATGTGGTCTTTGATGTCTATTGTAGTCTTGAATCTCTACCCTGCACCATACTCGCTCTTTGTAACTCAAGTGAGGCGCATTAGGAGTAGAACAGCAATGCCACCCAGGGCGATAAGCGTAGCCAACAGTAGGATGCGATTCTGCTCCATATAGAACACCTTTTTGTATTTTCTGTTTACGATTAATAAATAATGGACCATAAGTTCCATCTTTACGTTTCTTAAATAGTTTGTATGCAATCATTATGACTTAAAATTTAACCAATCTGGTTCCATAGTTACAAGATGTTGAATTAATCCAATGTTTTCTACATCAACTAAATCTGCAATCTCTCTAATAAATTCTCGTTCTCCCATTAATGATTCAATTGTGCAAACAGTATAATCCTCATTATATGAAAAATCATCTCCAAGTTTACACAAAAGTAACATTTCAAATTCACTAATAGAATCAGTGAATGTTATGGTGTATTCAGAAGTAACCAAGAACTGCTCCAATGAAAGGTACAAATACTCCAATTATACGACCGATAATCCAACCAACTTGGGTATCAGCATTCATAGCCAGAATAGCTATAAAGTTTGCTATCCATCCATAGATAGATGCAACTAAAATAGTTAAGCCAACTAAACCAGCAATAAAATTATTCATTTACCTTGTCCTCGATAGCGTTTGAATGATCGACGTTGTGTCTTGGTCATTGTTGATGTTTTAGGTCGTGAACCACCTTGTGAAGTTCGTTTAACAATGCCCTTAACTGTTTCTTTTCCAATTTTTTTAGCCATTATAAAATCTCTTTTACAAATACATTAATTACTTTGTCATATAAATCATGAATTATAAAATCCACAATTACAGGATCACCTAGTTGAACCAATATTACTTTATCACCTTCTTTAAATAAATAGGGTACATCGTGTGTGCAAATAAACTTATCAGCATTTAAACTCCCATCTGCTGCTGCTACCCAAAAACTTGTTTTAAACATTTTATCCTTTTAATTTTAAAGTGGTCCCTCTTGTAGGAATCGAACCTACATTAATAACTTAGAAGGTTACTGTTCTATCCATTGAACTAAAGAGAGTGTGGTGGGATAAGTAGGAATTGAACCTACACTCAATCGATTATGAGTCGACTGCTTTACCATTAAGCTATTATCCCTGATAAAATAGGAGACCTAAGTCCCCTAGTTGTTAATTAATAAGGACTATCTTCAAAGTCATCACTACCATTTGCATCTGCTACCCTTACAATCTCTGTTTCAGTAAGTTCAAAGTCATCACCAGAAGATCTAGGGATATATTCTTTCAACTTAGTAATCTGCACAGCCATTAGCATAGATGCAATCTTATTCTCTGGTGGATACTCATACTGAAAAATCTTTACATTAGCAATAGAGCCATTACCAATACTAGCAGGATCAATTGCAGTCAAAGAACCATCAACTACAGTTACTGGTTGATTGTCAGCACCATCTTTCTTTTTAGACTTTTTACGAAGAGTTACAGAATAAAATACTCCATCATCATCTTCTACTGTTTTGGGCTTTAAGTTGAGTGCTACCCATTCTGCTTTAACTTTCTTGTCTCGAGTGCGAATCTGAACATCCCATGTAGGTTGTTCTTTGTTAAATTTAGAATTAGGTCTCTTGGGGTCTAATTGTGCCCAGAATAACTCAACATTTTTTAAAATAGCCATAGGTTTTAGTTTCCTTAATTATAATTTCATTTTTAATATTTAGTATACAATTGATTTTGCATACGTTAGTGCTTTAGCGTACCCTGGTAAACTTAACAAAAAGCATAATCAGAATACACAATTTGACCGACATCTAGATTACCCCTTTCAGGGATAAGGTCTTTACAGTCAAGTTCAGCAAGCAATTTTTCAAGAGGTTTAGCCTTGTAAAATTCTACAAACTGTTCTCTTACTCTATAAAACAAATCATCCATACGTCCTGGTAAAGTACCAAAAGAATCATGGACAACAGTCATCTCATAGGGTGCAGATACAACAGTCATTGTCAAGTGGGCAGCATCAAAGCTATGCACAATATTTGGTGCAGCACCTGTCTTTTGGGAATCTTTATTAATAGTTGCTTCCTCCCAAGTTTGAAGTTGAACTTTTAATTCTTCTTCACCATACTTCAACTTAGTACGTATAATAGATGGCTTACGATATGCCTGAACAACTGGAAAGTTAGTTACAGGTGTAGTCCATTTTAAGAACACATCTTTTTCATTAGATCTTTGTGCAAGATCCTGAAACATACGTAGCATAGTAGCTGGTCCTTTTAGCTTTTCATAACAAGTCTGAAATACTAAATCACCTAGCAATGCACCCCAAAGATGTTCTTTGTCACGAAGATATTCAGACATATCACGAGTGTCATCAATAATTTGTTGACCCATGCCATATGCAGTACCACCGTAACCGAGTGTCATTACATTTCTTTTTACTACTTTACGTTGATCTTTAGGATTATCAATTTTAAGCCAGTAAACAGGAAATAATTTTTCTCGGATTGCTCTATTTTGATTACGCCATTCTTGGGCAGCAGCATAGGCTAATGCTTTTTGCTCTGTCTTTTCAGGTGCATCAAAATATGCTTTTTGTAGTTCTTTAGCTTTACTATAAACAGAATCAAACTGACCTCTTTCTTCAGGTGTTAATTTGTCTGCCATTTCTTGTAGGTGTTCCCATACATATCTTGCAATATACATGTAGACATCACCAGGAAGCTCTTGTGGAACTAAATTTACTAATGGGGCAATCTCTTCGTCTTGAGACATGGCTACTAGATGTTGAACACCATTATTAGAACCATCAATATACACAGGTAGTGAACATTCATAATCTTCTAATTTATTTCCTAACATCAGCCATTCTTTAATTTTCTTAAGTTCATTACAAGCAGCTAAAAAAGAGAAGGGAGCATCAGTGCCAGTCCAACCTTGATTAATAGTTGGTTTTTCTGCATAGGATAAGAATAAATTAATATTCTCATCTACAAATTCTGCTCTCTGTTTTAGCGTAACTTTATCATTTCCAAAAGAATTAGAGGTATGTACTTTTAACCAGAATAAACCATTTTCACCAAGAGGTGTAGCTTGATCTAACAAAAGTAAACCTTTTGCATTGTCACTAGATTGCTCATGTAAAAATGCAGTATTAACATATACACGACCACGAAAGTCAAAATTGTATACGTGATAGAAAGCATTATCTAAATGACTCATAGCTAATTGTTCAATAGCTTCTGCTTCAATCATTAATGATTTCTTTTTCTCTTCATCAATCTCAGAGTGTAATTTAAAAGGGCTATTGTCATTTTCCTTATGAAGAAAATATTGATATACTTTAAATACATCTTTATTAATCCTCCACCCAGTATCTTGTAGTTTATTTAAAATGTCATACAATGTTTGTTTATCATTTTTCTTAAACTGTTCTAATGCTGTGGAATGACCTTTCTTAATAATTGGTACTCCTAGATTGTTATGGGGTGATTTCCAATATTCAGGTTTTTCTCTCATAGGAAAGATATCTACCTTAGTTTGATCAATTAAACCCCAAAGTTCTTTGATTGCCTTCCAATCTTTAACTTGAAAGAAGTAAGCTTGATATTTGCTTTTCTTACCATTCTTGTAAGTATACTTTAGTTTAAAAGAAAGTACGCCACATTCAATATAAGCAATGCAAACAAACCAACCTACTTGTGCATCAGAGATAGTATCATTGGGTAAGCTTAACACTTGCCTAACTCTACGACCAATAGTTGCAATAATGTCAACTAATGTACCTCTTCTTTCTAAACCTCGTAATACATGGGGATAAGATATATCAACTAATAATTTAGAATCAACATCTTTTAAGTAATGAGTATAAATATTTCGATCAGCCCTTAATACAGACTGTCTAGCACTAAGATCAGCTACTAATTTTTCAAGAATAGTTGTCATAGTATTCACTCTTTTACTTCTACCTCTGCAGCCTCCATGTAATTAACAACCTTCCGTGCTAAGAAGATTAAACCAACAACCAAACAAGCTTTCCAAACGCTCATAAATATCCTTATTATTATTATTATTTTTGATAAGAAAAGCCAGCTAGATTATACTCCCGCTGGCAGGGAGTGTTAAGATTTTTGCTTCTTAATAAAAAGGAAAATCCTAATTAATGCTAATAGCATAAAAGCACCACCAGCACATTCTTCAATGCTGTTGTTGTTTCCATCTAGTAACACTAATATCACAAAATACATAAACCATTCTACGCATAGAATTTGGAATGTATTAAACTTCTTAGTTCTACCTGCTGTTCCTGATTGTGTTGACATGACCAATTCTCTTAAATCGTTGATTAACATTTGCTAAAGGGTTAACTTTCCAGAGATCTAGTTCTGCACCCACTTGGTTAAAAAAATCTAAAGAATGTGGCTCATATTTAGCCTTAACATAATTATAAATTTCTTTACCTACATGGTAAACATAACCTTCTTCATCTGCAATTTTAACTGGTGAAGGATTAAATAAGCATTTATTGCACATTTTAAACTCCAAGTTTCTTATCTACAAAGACTAAGTCTTCAACTGCTTTAAAAATTCTACGAAAGTCTTCAGCAGACTCTGTAATAACAGAAGCTATAGTTTCCCCAGTCATATAAGCTGATTTAACATCATATAATGAAGGGGATACTATCGCTTGTAAAAAGTCATCATACACAATTACTTCAACAGAGTCAAAGGCATTGTATTGAATGGCTTCAATAGTGTAATCACCTGCTTTTAAAGTTAGTCTAGGCATAATCAATCCTCAATTAGTTGATCATAAATTGAAGTAAACTCAATGATAGATCCATCAAGTTCAACTTCAGTACACATTCTTTCAATTAACTCTTTAGATGTACTAGTAGCATAAACTGCTGGTATACCTTTAGTGTCATTTGAGAAGATATAAGTAAGACCAAATTCCTCTAATGATTCAATGATTTCTTGCGCTGTACATCCGAAGTTATCGCCATACAGTGGGTTTAACAAAAGAAATTTACTCATTATAACTCCAAAATTAAAAGAACTTGGTACTTACCCCAAGAGGTCTCTCTGCTGAGAAAGTCTAGTACATACCCTAGAGGGTCTCTCTATCCGAGAAGGCTTAAATGTAAGTTACTATACTTACAAGTTCAGGATTAAAATATTTTAAATCTTCTACATAGGCAATAGTTGTAATTAAACTACCATCTGCTTTATTGTAAACAAAATAAATCATTTTAATTCCTTATTCAACTAACGCATCTAAACCATGAAGTAACGCAGCTACTAGCACAAGTGCAATTATAACCGCTAATAAAACATCAAGAATAATTTCTGACATATATCCTCTTATTTAGTAAGATTATCATAAGCTTTTGAAACACCCTCATGAGCCTTTGCATAACCATAAGTAAATCCAATCACAGCTTTATCTTTAAAATTGCGATCTTCTACTGGCGTTACAATTGCTTTCTCAAAAGCTGTAGGTTCATTTGCCTTGTTAAACAAAGCTAATTTATCACTACGATCTTTTTCGTCAAATGCACATACTGCTACATTGCCAGTAGTTGCAATAGTACCTGTTATAATACTTGTTGCAATTATTGGTCCTGCGCCAGGGATAAGCAATGAAGCTGCTGCACCTGCTAATGCACCATAAGTACCTACCTTGAGAACCTCTTTAGGCTTACAAAATGCTTCACTTGCAAAAGAAGAAACACTAGCAATGCTCAAAGACAAAACAATTAAGAACTTTTTCATTTAAAAACTCCGTTAGTTAACAAAAAATACACAAGACCGTTTCTCAACGGTTTCGTCTCATAAAGACTCATCAGTTGTGCTGCTTATTACATACTGCCATTACCTTATAAGGGTCTACTGGCTTAATAGTAAAAGGATCTTTTGCTTTCTTGATTTCTTTATCAAGGGCATAGACTGAAACTTCTAAAGCATCCATTTGGCATATTGTTTTAGCCTTATCAGTTGCTTTAATTATTCCATCTTCAATTAACATATCTACGTACTTCTCATGCTTAGATGCCATAGCACTAGTAGACAATACTGCGATTGATACTGCAATAATTAGCTTTAACATTTGATTTCCTTTAAAAGTTTACTTTGATTTGAGTACTCTATCTAATGATATTTCTTCATTATAGATACGTCATTTTTCTCACTTTTTTTGATAAAAAAGGCCACCTTTTAGGTGACCATTTTAATGTACTTCGCAGTACCATTTGATATATTCTTTAGTATACCAATAAAATATTGGAGGTACAGTTAGTAGTGCAATGTATTCCATATTATACCTCTGGAAAAAGACATTCTTGAATAAACTTGTTTACTGTTTCTTCATCAAAGCCAAGAGACTGCATTACTCTAGGTGTATGAGGATTTTTCTTTTGATTTTGACAATACCAATTTTGTTGTTCAGTAAAATTAAAATTTTCTATCTTATAATCATAACTATGCCGACTACTTAGCTTATGTAGTGTATCTAAATACTTTTCTAATGATCTTTTAGATAGCTCGAGTATTTCATTTAACTCAAACTCAGAATTAATATTACCAGCAGCTACCATTGAAGAACTAAATATATTCTTAGCCCACTCAGGTAGTTCTCTAGGTTTACTCCATTCTTGATCTTTTACTTCATTAGCAAACCATTTAACTAGTTCGTGATCTTTATTACCACAAGGACTAAAATCATGGAATGCTCCAGTAACTTTATTAGTCCCAGCAATAAGATCAAATCCGTAGATAGGTGCATCACTGTAGACCTTTGGAAATACACAGAGGTGCATCATGTAAAGCTTTTTATTATCTCTAGCATCTACTACATCTAAGTGTGCTCTACGAACATGAGCATTAACATAGATATTATTTTCCCAAGGGAATGGATGAGTCTCTTCAGATAAGAAAGTTCTTGACTCTAATATATCTTTAAAGTCTTGTGTATGCTTCTCAAGTTTACTGAATATTATGCTCATCAGCTAACTCATCAAATAGTTGTGTTGCAAAGGCAAAGACTATCTTAGCTTCATCAGCTAAATCGTCTGTTAATTTTTCTCTAGCAATAGCAATAAGTTCTGTGCGATTATAAAATTCATACATTGAACCAGAACCTGGAACTAACTTCTTTAGCATTTGACCACCGTACATATCACCAAAATGGCGGACATAAATGTGGGCAAGTAATTGTTCTTTTGAACATTTTCTGACATACTCACAGTAAGCCATTGTGCTCATGTGTAAATGTTGTCTAGACTTGTCTCTATTTAGATCTCGTAGATCTTGTGCAATCTTTGCTGTACGTTTAATAGTTACAATATCATCTAATAAACCTAATGCTTCAGCAGTTTGCTCTAATGCAGCATAGCAATGTTTTTGATTAAACAAAAAGTCACCATACTCTTCTTTTGTAATTTTTCCTGCAAATAGTTTCTTTACAAAAGGATGATTCTCTGCACTATCATGTGCATCTTTAATTAATTCTCTTAACGCCATTTAAACTCCTTAATAAAACAGGGAACCGAAGTTCCCCGTTTGTTTACTTATTTTTTATGACCCCATAGGGACATAGAATAACGTGATCCATAAAATACTGGTTTAGCTCTATGAGTTAAAATAGATGGAAAGAAAACTACAGAACCTTGTTTAAGTGGTATACTAAATTTTTTATCAGAAATAAATATTTCTAATCCGCCACCAATATAATCTTTAGGGTTTGATAATTCAACAACTCCAGAAAGTATTCTGTAGTTTCCAGTTGTACCTAGATCTATATGTTTATTGTAATGATCTAAAAATTTATATTCAGCTATTTGAAGATTTTCAATTTGACTCAATTCTTGTAAATGACTTTCTTTACTTTCATAAAACATTAAATCAATTACTTTTCTAGCTATATTATTATATTCTTCTCCAGACTCAGGAGTAATCCAAGCCACTTTGCCTTTTCTTCTAAAAGAATTTTGTTTTAGTTCATGGGTTGTGGCAGTTTCGAATTTATCTTTTGAATATTCAATTAGGTATTCACATTCTTCTTTTGATAATACATTATCATAATACTTATACATCGGTCTCATCTAAAAATCCTATATTAAAACTGACTATGATTCTATCTTCTGTAGAGTTATTTGGTAATGATCTATGAGGCAACCAAGAAGGAAATATAACCATTAATCCTTCTTCTGGAGAAATACTATGTTTAGTTTCTACATTTGGGAATGTAGGCATATCAGTATGCATAAACATTGTTTTGGCTACCCATGAAGGATCATGAAAAACAATATCTCCACAATTCTTTGGAGTCTTAGAGTAGAACACACCACTAAGATATGAGTTAGAATGCACATGCTCAGGTACAAAAGCACCTGGTGGATAAATTGTTGTCCACATGTTAATAATATGCATTTTCTTATTATTAGGATTTACTGTATTAATCATAGTTTTTGAAAAATCAAAAATAAAATCAGATACATTTTTCCATTCTGGTTTATGAAATAAATCTTCAATTGAATTAAAAGAAGTTACTCCACTTTTATAAAAGTCTTCTTTATTAGACGATTTTATTCCTTGATCCCATTCTTCAGAAACTAAACTACCTTCTTTTAGATTATCTCTTAAACTATAGGAAAGAGCATTAAGCTCTTCCCTGATAGATACTAAGTCCGACTTCCCAATCAAAAGTGGTGTAGCCATTATTGGTCTTAAAAATTCACTCATTTACTTGGTCTCACTGGCCATTCTATTTCAGTTGTAAAATCTACAGCTGGATATAAGTTTGTTAAATTACGAAGAGCAGATCTATATGCTGCCCATTCAGTTTTCTTTTGAGCACTTAGTGGTGCATCTAAAGTTTGTGTCCAATCACAGTCTCTTAATTCACTATCTCTTCTAAAACGAATACAATAGTTAGTTAAATGATCTTGATCGTGTGTAACAATTTCCCAATTCCATACAAAATTATCACCTTGTTTTGAAAAATGTAATCTACGTAAATATTGTTTAGCTGTTATTTCAGGTTTATTATCTAGTATTGGCCGATATCCATGTTCATGCATATTTTCTGGTATGATATGCAAGTTTGGAAATACGTATTTTAAATTTTCTTCCAATATAGGAGCACCAATAGGTTGCTCATTTTGTCCTACTTCAATATATTCCATAATATTCCTTATGATGCATTTCCAGGATATGAACGGCCTGGTCCCCAAATAATACGCACTCCGCCTATACCACCATCACCTGATGCGCTTGGCCAAGAACTACCTGGGCCACCACCGCCTCCACCATAGTTGCCTCCAGGAATATTGTTAGAGCTTTGACCTGACCCAGAGAATGGGTTTTCACCATAGCCTCCATTTGTACCACCGTGAGCACCACTACCACCACTTCCTTGGCCAGAGCTATTATTATATCCTGAAAATGGATTATAAAATGGGTTTCCAGGAGAAGGGTATCCTGTAATTCCGTTAAGACCTACCCCACCACCACCACCTGAACCATAAGTAGAGCTATAGTATCCACCACCGCCACCGCCATTATTAGCAGTATTCCAAGTCTCTTGTTGGTTATAACCTCTACCTGTATAACCACCAGCACCACCGCCACCTGGATGACCTGTAGCATTACCTCCAGCACCACCGCCATCGCCTATATATCCACCACCATAACCATTGGAAGAAGGTCCATTGTTATTTTGAATGCTGCCACCAGCGTTTCCTCCACCGTAACCTGCTACTGTACTAGTATCTTTAAAGTAGCTGGTCCCACCACCCATTAAAGCTTGAGTACTTGTAGTGTTGGGGTAAGATAAACCACCAGCACCAACTTTAACTTCATAACTAGTTCCTGGTTTTACCTTAATATTATTTTTCCAACCTAAGCCAGCGCCACCACCAGCTGGATTTGCCCATCCATCATAGCCTGCACCACCACCACCTACGGCTACAACCGATACTCCATATACTCCAGCAGGAGCAACCCACGTATAAGTTCCAGCAGTTGTGTAAGTTTGTTGACCTGTAACCAATGTTGGAAGAGTAACTAGTCCATCTACTTCTACAGGGTATTTAGTTCCGCTAACAGTTACATAAGAGTTTGCTAAATCTACTCCGCCAGAAGCTGCTAATGAGGTTACTTGTAATTCTTCAACTGTTAATTTAGTTGCCATTTAAAATCTCCTTAAGTAGCAGAAGAAGATTCTCTTGCCCTAGCTAGTTCTGTTCTCTCTGCAGCAAGTTCCTCTTCAGTCATTGCACGAATAGTACCATTAGCCTTGATAAGTCTAAGACCCATTAAGCTGTCTGCACAAGTTTCAAAACCTTCTAAATTAGTACCTTCAATTGGGTTTAAATAGCAGATTTCACTTTTATTTTCAGAATTAAATTTTACGTACATTTTAACGATCTCCATAGTTTAGGGCTGTATCAGTCCAGATTTTCTTGATAATAGAGCTTGCTGCGCCAGCATATGTCATACTAAATCTAGATTGGAATAAAGAGCTTAACATTCTCATATCACAAATAATAGATGCATTTGTAAAGGTAGTATTAAGATTATAGAAAAAGTTAGTATCTTTAAATCTATATGTGGTTTGATATTGATCAGTACTAACTAAACAAGCAAGTATGGTAGTATTAGCAGGAACTGAAAAAGTACCTGTCAGGTTTGTATTTTGTGTAGTAGTTGAACTTGAGGCAAGACTTGTACCAGTAACTCCAGTAACACCACTGTAAAGTCCTGAATTAGGAGCAAGTACAAACAGTTGTGCACCTTCATATCCCGCAGACCAATAATCAGAGCAGTATGCCGCTAATGAAATAGTAATAGCAGCTCCACTAGTATTACGAATAGGCATAATACGAAAACTATGGCCACCATAGCTTGTATTATTATCATAATGGAACACATCACGAGAATAACCTAAACGATTACCATTAGAGAATTGTAGTTGGCGACTTAGTCCACCTTCAAAATCACCAAAGTGGGCTAGTTCACTAGTTCCTGAATTTCCATAACCATCCCCAAGTGCCATTGATATAAATTGGATTAAGTGGTTATCGGTATGAGATTGATTAGCTGTGTAAGTAGTCCAGGGGCCAGAAGAAGACCACTCTCCTGTACTATAAGTATTGCTACGGTCTGTGTGAGAAATTATACACCCAATATTGCCTTTATTTTCTGGAGAAACTAATCCAGAGATAACATCTATTACTGGTCCACTACCAAATACTAAATTACCTGCTCCATCTGTTTTCATGAACTGGCCATTTGTGCCATCCGATGTAGGTAGTGTGAAAGCAGCACCACCTGATTTTTGAAATTGGTCTACAACAATTTTAGACATAATTTATTCCTTAATTAAAGAGTGCGAATCCATTTGGATTCAACACGAAATGATAAGCGTTTGGAGCAATAGTATATACCGTTGCGCCAGAAAGAGTTAGTGTAGACATACTAAAAGTCATCTTGTAAGAACCTAAAGTTTTATCAGTACTAATAGTAGCTACTAGTGGTAATTCATTTACACTTATACCACCTACTGCAGTATTTGTATAAGAATTTGCAGAGGTTAGCGTAGCAGCATCACCTGCATCAATGTAGGTTTTAGCTGCATTCTGAGAAGGTACTAATACATTTGAAGTACCTAAAGCAACGTTTGTACTAATAATACCAGTTGTTGAAGCGGCAGTTTTAGTATCTACATAAGTTTTTACAGCATATTCTGTTGGAACTGCAGTATTAGAATTACCTGACAATGCGCCATCACTAGAGAACTCATTAATAGTTTCACCTAATTGTGCACCAATAGATCCAAGCTTAAGAGAGGTTAAACCAGCTAAATCGAAAGCGTTAGCATTCAAGGTTGCACGGCCAGTAGCTTGATCAATACGGAAATATTCACCAACCCTAAAGTTACCATCTTGGTCAGTACTTACATAGTATACACGACCTGGATAGGCTTCATCAGTTTCATTACCTTGAGCTGAAGGTTGTGTTGGAACTCCTGGATAGTTAGTTGTTACTACACCACCAGTACCAATGCTTAAGAAGTCATGACCAGTTAAACGAATCTGACTATATTGTCTACGCATAGTAATTACTGAATCTGCTGGAGAACCATTTGGTTTTTCTTGTGCAAGAATTAATACAATTTCACTACTTGAGTTTGTATAAGTACCTGATACACTCTGAATAACATAAGAGAATATATCACCTGCAATAGAAATACTAGATCCTGGCTTTGGTAATGCTGTTAATCCATTTACGATTAATACAAAACCTTTTTGATTCTCTAATCCACCAGTATTAACACTACCAGTACCACCACTTGTAAAAGTTAATGCTTGACCTGCTGTAAATGTACCTGTAGTATTCTTTACATAAACTTTATCAGCAGAGTATTGTACGTTAGTAACTATACCTGTACCTGATGGGCCTGTAACAGTATCCCCTACATTAATAGCACCACCACCATATTGGAAGTTTAATTGTTGTCCAACTAAAGCACCTGTTAACGCTGATTCATTAACATCAAATCCACGAGAAGTAGCACCCCATGTACCATAGCTATTATTACCATTTAATGCACGGATAAATCCACCGCCTGAAGCAGTGTATCCAAAGTAGCAGTAGTATGTAAAGCAAGATACAATTTCAGACTTACCACCATCTTTAACCCAATAGCCAATACCATTATCAGAAATAACAGTGTAGCCATGGAAAATCATAGTCTTAGCGCCTGTTGCATGAACAGAACCATCGATCAAAGCACCAATACCACCAGAACCAATAAATGAACATTCAAGTACATATGGTGATTTGTGTGTAATAGGGCTAGCTGGATTCAATCTAACAACAACGCCTTTAATAGTAGACGTAGTAACATCTGATGGTGTAGTACCACCAGGAGTCCAACCTGTCATGCCTCTAAAGGTCATCTTATTAAGAATAGAACCATTACTCATTAAGAACATCGTTGCTTGTGAGTTTAGAGTAACACCATCGTCACTTAAACCAGTTTTAGGCTCAATAATAACTGTACGCTGATTATCTCCTACAATAGCAACGTTAGCTGGAATTGTAATAGGTAACTGCTCATCATATGTACCTGTTTTAACAAAGATTGTAGAGTTTTCTGGAGCATTATCACAAGCGTATCTAACAGAAGCATATGGGGTTGTTAAATTTTTACCATACGCAGGTGCATCTACACCATGAGGAGCTACATAGAATACATTAGCTGATTGTGTAGCGCCAAGCCAATCTAGGTTTATACCATTACCAGTAACAGTTAAACTTTGTCCAGCATCTGTTGCTTGAATTGCAGGTAATACATCTGATCCACCAACAACAAATAATGCCCATTTAGAGGAATCAGTAACGAAAGAAGAACTAGAAGTATGATCTTGAGTTGCTAAATATGCAGAACCAATTGTATCTTTAATTATATCATCTTTTAGATATAAAGTGGAAGCAGCCCAAGTGCCTCTCCATCTAACACCTGAGTTAAACTTTTGCCATTTAACTGCTGCTAAGTCAGTTTCAAATGTAGTTGATGCATGAGGAATGAGAGATATATAAGTGTTGCCACCATGTGAAACTACCTCATCAATACCGTATTCAGTAGTAGTAGCCCAAGTACCTTTGTTCTTAAACCCTGCAACTAGTTTATCCCATGTAGCAGTGGTTGTTGGGTTTGTGTTGCTATTATCAAGCCTAGCTTGGAATAAACTACCACCATAAGTTATAACTTCACCAATTTTATATGCAGTTAAACTAGACCATACACCTTGGTATTTTAAACCTGCATTATAGAGTTCCCAGTATGATGCTGCAGTAGGTAGATTACCAGTTGAATCTTGTAATGCAATGTAAGTGTTTGATCCATAGGTTACTAGATCACCCTTCTTATATGCTGTAGCATTTACATATGCACCCTTAAACAGGGTACCACCTGTAATAATTTCCCAACTAGCCGTAGTTGTAGGTAAAGTATTAGATTGTTCTTGTTTACTTCTATAAAGCGTATTACCATAAACAACTAAGTCATTTAAATAGTATGTTGTAACTGAGCTATAAGTACCTTGGAATTTAGTACCACTAATTAATAATTCCCATTGCGTAGTATTGGTAGGAATATTACCTGTAGTATTTACTTTTGCACGATAAATATTTGGACCATAAGCAACTAAATCACCTGGAACATATGCTGTTGCGTTGTTATAAACGCTTTTTGCACTAATACCTTCAACAAACTTATCCCAGAATCCTGTTTGAGTAGGATCATTACCTGTAGTGTCTTGTTTAGCAATGTATACAGAACCACCATAAACTACTACGTCATTCTTTTGGTATGCTGATACAGGATTGTATGTACCTTCATATTGAATACCATCAGCAAATTGTGACCAGTATGTAGTGTTAGGAGGGGTCTGGTTTACACTGTCTAAAACAGCAATATAGACTTTACCACCATGGGCAATACCATCACCTACTTTGTAATCAACAGCTGTGCTAAAATTACCTCTAAATTTAAACCCTTGAATCATCAAGGCCCAATATACTGTATTTGTTGGTAAATTACCAGAGGTCTTTAAACCATACGTATATACATAAACGTTACCACCATATTTGACGATATCGTTTGATTCGTAAGTGGTGGATTGTAACCAGTCACCTGCGAAATGAAACCGTAGTTTCCCTAAATCAATTAATTGTGTCATAAGAATTTCACCTGTAAATGTCCATTGTTACCCCACTGAAACTTTAAAGTATCACGAGACCAAACCCATTGTCTATAATCATATTTGTCAATAATACCTTCATCAGGTAACATAACTGGAGAGCCATCATTAATGATCTCTATTTCCAAGTTACCTGTGTCTGGATTAAATCTAAATCCATAAAAGGTTTTATCAGCTAAATCTGTACCTTCATAAAAGCCAGCCATTATGCTACTCCTGATAGAATTGAAGCAATAGCGTCAAAAGCATTAGCATCAACACTGATGGAAATTAATTGATCACCAGGTAATAGTATAATTTTATTACCCTTCATTACTTCTTCGTTTTCTCCATTACCTACACGTTTATCTTTTACGATATATGCATCGCCAGTAGATTTACGTAGGATAAGACTAACAGGAAGAAAACTACCTGTTTTGTTTGCTAAGTTACACCCAATAAGAATTGCTTTGGTATTAGTAGGAGCTGTATAAATCACAACTTCAGTAGTTCCAATATTAGATGCAACAGCGTTAATAAAATTATTTGCCATTGTTTTCTCCTTAACCTAAAGCAATTGCCATTGCCAATATATCATCCATAGTCACAAAGTCTGCAGTATTAGCTAAAGCAGCTGTTCCAAGACCTAGATTTGCTCTTGCAGTAACCACATTTGCTACATCGCTTAAATTGTTAGCAGGAACTAAAGAGGCTCCTTGTCCTGATACATAAGCAGATGTCCAACTAGTACCAGTATAGATACGCATACCTACGTTATTTTGAAAGTATAATGTACCACCAACTAAGGTATTACCATCGTTATCAGTTGTTGGATCATCAGTTTTAACACCTAAGTATCTATCATCAAAACTGTCATAAGCAGCAAAGGCAGAATCTCTTGCCGCCTCAGCACTTAACTGTGCATTTACTGAAGCATTCTGAGAGATTAATGCATTAGCTGCAGATGTAGCAGCATTAGTTGCATTGTATACTGTTTCATTCTTATAAGATAAAGAAGTAAGCTCTGAAGCTAAAGCGTTTGTAGCACTGGTACTAGCATTAGTTGCACTTGTAGCAGCATTGGTAGCGCTTGTTGCTGCATCAGTTTTAGATGTTAAAGCAGATGCTGCACTACTAGCCGAAGCAGTAGCACTTGTGGCAGATGCAGTAGCTGATGCCTGTGAATTATTAGCTGAAGTTAATGAAGCAGCAGCACTTGAGGCTGAAGCCAATTGACTTGTATTAGCTGATGTAGCAGATCCTGCGGATGCAGTGGCACTTGTAGATGCAGAGGATGCACTTGAAGCAGCACCAATCTCAGCAGCTTCAGCAGCATTCTCGCTAGCTAAAGCATTTGTAGCGCTAATTGCAGAAGCATTCTTAGAGGCTAAAGCATCAGAAGCACTTTGAGCAGCATTTAATTCTGATGATCCAATATTAGCTAATGATGTAGCGGCACTTGTAGCACTTGTAAGCGCTTGTGTTGCAGACGTAGCAGCATTCGTAGCTGATAAATTAGCTGCAGTAGCACTACTTGTAGTTTGTAATGCATAAAACTTTGCTGAATAATTAGTACCATCTACTGCACCTCCTGTTTTAGAGGCCCAGTCCATAGCGAGAGCTTCACTAAGATCTGCATTACTAGCACTAGTAGAAGCACTTGCAGCACTTAAAGCAGAATTAGATGCAGATGTTGCAGCTGCAGTAGCACTTTGACCTGCATTATTAGCAGATGCTACAACACTAGATAAATAGCCAGAGGCATCAGTAGCACTTGTAGCTGCATTCAAAGCAGATGTATTAGCATCAGAAGCTTTAGAAGAAGCAATATCTGCACTTGTAGCAGCAGCATTCTTATAATTTAATGCATAGTTTTCAGATGCACTAGAATTGGTCTCAGAAGTAGCAGCAGCATTCTTAGATGCTAATGCACTTGTTGCACTTGTAGCGGCACTCTGTGCTGATCCAGCTGCTTCAGTAGCCTTAGTAATTGCTGTTGTAGCATAGCTTTGGGAAGTAGCACTTGAAGAAGCTGCTTGTGAAGCACTTAAAGCAGCATTTTGAGAAGCTGTTTGTGCTGTTGCATCATAGAATTGCCAGCCAGTAGAGGTAAATACTTTTAGCTTGTTTGCTACAGTGTTGAAATATTCAGCACCAATCATTACAGGATCACCATTACCATCTAAGGTAGGGTCTGCATTTAACTCACCTAGATAAGTACTTCTAAAAGAAGCAAGAGCAGCTTGAGCAGCAGCTTGATGAGCAGCAGCATCAGCGGCACTCTGGGCAGCTTCATTAGCCTTAACTGTAGCAATACTAGATTGTAAAGTTGCAGTTGTTGCTGAAGCAGCAGCACTTGTAGCACTTGTAGATGCTTCAGAGGCTTTAGTAGTTGAAGTAGCAGCACTTGTAGATGCTTCACCTGCTTTTGTAGTTGCAGTTGTGGCACTTATAGCAGAAGCATTTTTAGAAGCTAAAGCATCAGCTTGACTTAATGCCGCAGCATTTTTACTAGCTTCAGCATTAGTAGCACTTAGGTCAGCTAAGTCAGCACTATAATCAGAGGCAACAGCACTTGCTGCAGAAGCAGTAGCACTTTGAGCAGCTTGAGTTGCACTAGTACTAGCATTGCTTTGACTACTAGCGGCATTATTAGCGCTTGTCAAGGCATTTGAAGCACTAGTAGTAGCAGAAGTAGCTTGGTTAGTTGCTATTGTAGCTTTGGCATCTGCAGTAGTAGCAGATGTTTGAGCGGCATTTCTATAGAGTAAGGCATTAGCTTCAGAACTAGCTGCAGCATCTTCACTAGCTGAAGCATCAGCGGCTGCTAATTGTGAGTCTATAGCGCTATCCTCTGCTAAGTCTGCAGATACACTAGCTTGAGCAGCACTAACAGCGGCATTAGTAGCACTTATAGATGCGGCATTAGCTTGGGCAATAGAGTTTACAACACTCTGAGCAGCAGCTTGAGCGCTACCACTAGCTAAGTTTGCACTTGATGAAGCAGCAGATGCAGAGGTAGCGGCTTGAGTTGCACTAGCAGCTGCAGCAGTTACTTTTTGTGCTAGAGTTGTTAACTCAGTAGCAAATTGTAATGCAGTACCAGTATAGCCATTTTGAACAGCAATTTCGTAAGCGCTATATCCTTGTGCACCTTGACCTCCAGTACGAGATAGCGACATTATATAGTCTACTGTCTGTACTGTTAAAATATTATTTTGTGTAGTTACACCAAGCTCAATAGAGCCAGGATTTACAACTACTTCATAATTTTGAGTAGCCATGTTAGAGCTCCGTTGGAGAGTATCTTACTTCAACTAAGCCTCTAAATGGTTTCCATACTTGTTTTCGAGTACCTACACCTGTATCTCTAATTTCAAGATCAATATAGCCATATACAGGTTTGTTAGGGGATGGTTGTGGAGACCACCCTGCAATCAATGTTTCTGGTAACACCATAATAAATTGATTATTAGTGTCTGTTGTATCTAATAATGGGATATCAACAGTTACACCGCCTGGTTTTACTGTCTCTGGAATTGTTCCAGCACCATCGTTATTTGCTTCTACGACTTTACTAAAAATCTCATAATTTGAAATATTAGTAAGCCATGATAGGGTTAAATTTAAATGTATCTGTTCACCCTTAATAACAGATACTAGTACTGCACCATCATCAGATATTAAATCCTTTGATGCAGACGTAATTTTACTTCGTGCCATTTTCTTCCTTTCTCGATCCTCAGATGGAGCTTAGGGTTAATGAAATCACAATTTTTTAATTGCAATGTATCCTCTTCTTTCCCAACCATACCTTTCAAGTATTTTGGTAAAAGTATTGTCCTCGTCAAAATGACTTCCTGTGGACATAACTAATTTGATATCTAGTCTTTTTGCTTCTTCTATTAATTCTTCATGTAAAACTTTTATAACTCTTGCAGCAGAAATTCCTGCTTGATTTGAACAAAAATAAATTTGTTGTAATATCTTTTCTTTTGTATGCAGATTTAATCCAGGGGTAGCATATATCCACCCTATGATTTGATTATTTTTAACTGCCATTCTAACAAATTTATTACGTCTAACTAAGTTACTTAAATTATCATATGCTAGTTGTTTATCCGCAGGGATAAAAGTTTCATCATTTAAATTTAGATACATATCAACACAAAAATGGATATCTTCTAATGTTCTTGGTTTAATTAATTCCATTAATAATATCTTATAATAATATTACCTAGGGGACGCCTAGGATCTCTCTTTAGCGTCCCCTGGTAAATGTAATAATTTTAATTCATTTAAAAACTAAGATTTGCAGTGGGCATACCATTAATACCTGCCGTGGTTGATCTTGCTCTTGTATTTAGGTTAAGTAATGGACCTGTGTTATTATTAAGTGCCATTGTTGTAGTTTTACCAGTATAAAATGGAGGAATAGTTAATGTTTCATAAGTAGTCCATGCACCCGTATTATCGAACCTGTATTCTGTTACAATTGTTATATCTGAACCTGTATCATTATACTTATTAAGATCTACCCTAAACCAATAATATGCATTTCTTGGAATAGTTGTTGCTCTTGTAGTTGGATAGTCTAGATATAATTCATATACTACTGGAGGTACATAAGGTGTTTTAGATGTATCTGCAATATTCCAAGTTACTGAATTACCTGCTTGAATAGTTCTAGCAGCATTAGTGTAGAAAGTACCAGTGACAGTTTCTGTACCCTCAGTAAACAAATCTGCAGTCATTCCTAAAGTAAAACTTCCAGTACGAGCAGGTATAGTAAATGAGCCTTGTAACGCTTGTTCAGCTGTATCATTTGCCGTAATATTAGTTCCACTAATTTGCCAATAGATTGTAAAAGGTAACATCGAGTCTGGTATATTTCCAAATGACCAGCTTATAGTAACATTGGCTCCTTCATCAACAGTAAAAGGAGAAGCAGTCCAGCTATAGGTAGGAGCACCTACTGAAGTATCGTCAATTACCCAACTAAGTGAGTTTCCAGCCGATACTGTTTTAGCAGCATCTTTATAGAAAGAAATAACAGCAGTCTCATCTCCCTCTGTTTTACTATCAGCTGCCATTGCAATACTTGGACCAGCACTACTAACAAAGCTACCAGTTAAAGAACCTGAAGTAAGATCCGAAGCTTCTATTCCTATAATAGTATAATAGAAAACTACAGGAGATTGAGCAGGATTACTTGGAGTAGCAGAAATTTGTATACTGCTAGGAGTACCCGTTTCTTTAATCTTTACAGGATCAATAGGTGCTCTGGTAAATGACCAAGTAGTCTGAGAAATATCATTTACAGTAAGAGTTAACTTAGAAAGAGGGCCTACTAGCCCAGTTTCAGGATCATAAACTGTAGGTCCAAACTTTATTTGATTTGCTGGTAACCTAGTTGGTAGTGTATAAAACTTAAATACTAATGTTTCTGTATTTTCAGTAAGTTGGTCTGATAAGGGACTAAATACTTTAATAAAATTTGAACTTAGTAAATCAAATTCTCCATCTATACCTCCAGTAGTATTAGTAGTTACTAAATCTGTATCAGAAGTATTAACACCTGTACCTAATGCTCTATAATATACTTTTTGAGGATAAGAAGGAATATCAGCACTCTGTATTCTTATCCATGTAGGATACCCTTCATCTAATGTACTGGTATACGTTTCATCGGTATCATATAAAGATATCCTATATGAAGGAGGTGATTTTGAGGTATCCTCAATTACCCAACTAAGAGTATTACCAATTTGGACAGTTCTATTTGAATCAGAATAGAAAGTAATAGTTGCTGTTTCATTACTACCGTCTGTGAAAGTGTCTGCATATATAAGTATATCTTTTCCATCAGCCGAATTAAAACTTCCAGTTAATGATCCAGAAGATAGATCGCTTGCTAAAATACCTGTTATACCATAGTAAACTGTTATTGCTGAAGAACTTGCATTACTTGGTTGTGCAAAGAAAGAAATAAATTGACCTTCTGGTATTGACCCTGTAGCTGGACTTCTAGTAAATGACCAAGTTGTTTTAGAAGTATCATTTAGTATTACAGATGCAGTATTACCAATTTGGGTAGTAAGTGCAGCATCTGAGTATATAGAAACAGTTAATGTTTCTGAATTTTCAGTTAATTGGTCTGCTAAAATATTTACCGCATAAGAAGTAAATGCACTTGTAAGCACAATTGGACCAGAAAGAGCATAATTAGTATCTAAAGCTGTAATACCAGTACCAGTAAGTTTATAATATATTGTAACTGGATATAGAGGTATATAACTGCTACTTACAGAAAAATCAATAGCTAAACCTTCGTTTACACTATTATTACTAATATTAGGAGAAGAAAATTCTACGCTATAATAAGGTGCATTTAAAGAAGTATCATTAACATCCCAAACTAATGTATTACCAATTTGAATACTTCTAGTACTATTACTATAGAAGCTTATCTCTACTGTTTCTGGACCTTCAGTAGCAGTATCTGCCGCCATAGTTATAGTTAAACCAGTATTAGATGTGAAGCTGCCTAATGTACCAGCTGGATCAAAATCTCCATCAAGGATAGTACCAGTTACACTTTTTAACCAATAGTAAACTGTAATTGGTGCTTGTGCAGGATTGCTTGGGGTAGCTGTAAATGCGATTGATTTGTTAGTCCCAGTTTCATTAATAGAACCAGTAGCTGGTATTCTAGCAAAGCTCCAAGTCGTTTTAGAAGCATCCGCTAACACAATAGATACTGGACTACCTAATTGAATTGTCCTATTAGAATCTGAATAAATAGTAAAAGTTAATGTTTCATTTCCTTCAGTATATTGGTCAGCTGTAACATCGATATCAAAAGATACACTTGGTCCTGGAACATTTACAGATCCTAATATAGGATCAAAACTAGTATCATCTACTGTTATACCAGTGCCAGATAATTTATAATATGCTGTAAAAGGATATGTTAGTACATTGGCACTATCAATAGTAAATGAGAAGTTAGAACCTTCATCTACTGATGTTTCAGATACTGATAAGCTATAAGATGGGGGTGTCTTAGAGGTATCCCCAATATTCCAACTTAATGGGTTACCTATTGTAATAGTTCTATTAGAGTCTGAATAAAAGGTAATTCCTGCTACTTCTGCAAAAGGTTCCGTAAATAAATCCTCTCTCATAGTAAGGATAAGACCTGTATTACTATTAAAGCTACCCTCTAAAGAAGCAGAAGTAAAATCTCCTGTTGTTATATTAGTTCCATTTAACCAATAATAGATTGTAATATTTGGGGCTAATGGATTACTTGGAGTAGCAGTAAATGAAATAGGTTGGCCTTCATCTATTGTACCAGTTGCTGGTATTCTAGCAAAAGTCCAAGTAGTCTTTGACGTATCTCCAATACTAAAAGAAAGTTGATTTCCAATAGTAGTAGTATAATTTGAATCAGAGTAAAATGTTATTACTAATGAGTCAGTACCTTCTGTAAGTTGATCTGCTTGAATTAGGAACGTAATTTCTTCAGAACTATCCTCTATCACCCAACTACCTTGTAGTGCATTTAAATTAAAGTCTTCAGTTGTAATTCCAGTGCCAGTAATCTTATAATATATTGAGAGATTAGTATAAGAAGGTATAAAACTACTGTTAGCTGTTACAGTCACAGATACACCTTCATCTACAGTAGCTGTATTTGGATCTCTTACGAAAGACCAGGAAGGTGGTGGTGTTTTAGAAGTATCCGCTATATCCCATGTTACTGTATTTCCTGCTTGGTTAGTAAATGAAGTATCATGATAAAAAGTTAGAGTTACTAATTCAGGATTAGTTTCTGTAGTTAAATCTGGAGCCATTGTTAAACCAATAGTTTGTCCAGTAGCAGTTATGTTCCACTCAAATGTTGTAGAGTTAGGTGGAGAGCTAAAGTCTGAAGAAGTAATGTTTGTACCAGTCATTTTACCGTACAATATTTTTGGTAATACTGCGTTTGTACTGATAGTAATAACTTGATTTGAACCCTCATTTACAGAAGCAAAAGATCTCGAGAAAACATACTGAGGATCTCCCATTGTCCAAGATATAGAATTACCAATAGGTACAGTTCTTGCTGGATCAGAATACATATCAAAGAATACAACTTCTCCAAATAAACCTTCTACAGTATAGTCTTCTACACCAGTAAAAGTTAATGTAACTGGATTATCATTATTTAATACTGTCTCTGTTAATAGAGTGCCACTAATAAAATCTGCACTAGTTAAATTAGCATTTCCTCCAGTTATTTCTCCATAAACAGTATAAGGATAGCTTAGGTAATTAGGCTTTATCGTGAGAGTTTGAGTTTGACCTTCTACTACAAAACCTAAACTTCTCTCTACAGAAATAGCATCTATAATTTGCCATTCTAACCCAGTAATAATATCAGTACCAGCAGCATCTCTATAAAAAGTTATTTGAAAGGTCTCTGTACCTTCTGTAATATTATCTTCTTTTATTTGAAACAATACTTGCTGATCTACTGATGTAACATTAAAAGCTATTACTGAACCTGTTGTAAAGTTAGTATCAGTATCAAGAGTGCCATTACCAGGGGCAATTCGATAATAAATTGTATAAGGATAAGTGGGTACATTAGTACTCTGAATTCTAACAACCATATTAGTACCTTCTCGTACTAAAGCAGTAGTTGGATTACCAGTTACTTTACTAAATGACCAATTAATAGGAGTAAGTGAAGTATCTTTTAAAGAAACATTAAAACCAAGATCTGCTAATCTAGTTCTCGGTATTGGCATATCTTTATCTAAAAATATTGTAAAAGATTCATCTCCCTCGGTCTTTAAATCTGCTTTAAATTTAAGAGTAAAAGAACCTAAACCACTCGTAGTATTAACATAATATGTATCACCTGAAACATAATTTATTCCATTAATCTGAGCAATATCATCCTCAGATGCACCTGTAATAGCTGTTAATCCAATAATTGCCCTAGTACCAGTTGGAGCTGATGTAGTTACATCATATGTATACTCAATACCTTCGTTAATAGTGTTTGGACCTGATATAGACCAACTATACTCTAATGAAGTATCATTAACAGTAAATTCAACAAATATAGCTGGATTATCATCAATACTTAGTCTTAATTTTTTAGGGCCATCTACTCTAAAATCATTTTTGGCTCTAAAGACTATTGATGCACCAGGGGTAGTAGTATTGGCAGGGAGTGTAAATCTATTAGCAACTACAGTAGCCCCACTACCTAGTGTAACAGTATCTAGCCAATCGTTAGCATCAAAGGGTTGATCCGTGGCCCCTACTGAGCTAGGTACCTGAGAGAGTGTATAGTTTACTACTCTAGGAGAAGTTGAACTCTCTAAAGTATTTAATGTAACCGCAACATATTCACCTTCATTAATGCTTGTTACATTTGCTGGAAACGTTGACAAGTTATAAAACTTTGTATTTTTAAGACTAAATTGCTGTGCTGTACCAACTAGAGCAGTTCCATCAATATTTGTAATTGTTACAGTAACTGTTTCTGTTTGCTCAAATATATTATCAGATGAAACTACAAGAAAAAATCTAGACGTACTATTACTTATTGTGAAAGTTCCTGTTAATCCATCATTAAAATCTGAAGCAGTTACGCCAGTGCCAGACAGAGTATATCTTAATTGTCTGCCAGTAGGAACATTAACAGTGGTTACATCGCACTGAATAACAGCGAGATTTCCCTCTTGTTCTTGAGCTGTATTAGTACTTAAAATTAAAGTATAACTTGCAGCTGGAAATGTTCCTCCAATATAGCCTGGAGAATGAGTTAGAGCATTAATATATAATGGATTATGATCTATACTATCAGGTAATATACTTTTAATTGAACTAGATCTAGTTGAAGCATTAAAAAATCTAGATCCAGTAAATCCTAAGTTTCCAGATTTAACTTCTTCAGTTATCCTAGGCATCCAAGAAGATAGGTAACCACCACTTTGATTAAAAAAGGATAAATACCTTTCTCTTTTAAAGTATGAACTATCTAAATAAGTTAATTTATTAACATCTAAATTTGGTAAGAAATATGCAGGATAGTCTACAGCGGGTATAATATATTCTTGTCCACCATTAGGTTGTACAAAAGCATCAAAATTAATACTACTTATTGGCTCTATTTTTAGATGTGACTTTGTTGTGTCAAATACACATTGATCAGAACTATTGAATAATCTAGCACCATAACCAGAACCTGCAGTTGTTATCTGCCCGAGACTGAAACAATATACTTCAGGGATATCATCTGGTACTGGGAGATAATTTGTATTTACTGCTGCATATATGTAAATACTTTGATTACCTGAATAAAATGGATTTGTTACATTATAAGCTTTGTTATATATAGTATCAGATGGCAATGAAATATAAAATACTCCATTAGTTACATTTGGAGGACTATATGTAATACGATAAACAGAATAATTTCTGGTAACATTATCACCATGTGTATAAGAAAACGCTGGAATCTCAGAGGATATTTCTGCAGCAGCAAAACTAGCCCTTCCGACAAACCAGGGTTTTACAATTTCATTGTCAATAACTAATTCAGAAGAATCATTAAAAAATTTAAAACCATAACTCATTTTAGTAGTACCAATATTTTAGTTGGCTTCTTTTCAAAACCATGGGTTGCAATAGTAGGAGAAAAGTCTGGGTTAACGGACCAATAACTAAGTTGTGGGTAGTTACCAATAGTAGCTCCAGGAGTTCCAGGACCATCCCAAGGTCCAAAAACCTTATATAAATAGTCCCCAGAAATTAAAGGTACAACTGTTAGTCTTCTACCCACATGTTGTGGATAAGTGATTATAGTTGGGTTACTAGAAATTGCACTTGTTGAAAGGTCTAACATACCAATAGGTATTCCACCGTAACTAGTAGAATCAAATTCTATTCCACCAGACTCATTATATGTTCTCATTCCATATGCCATACTTTTCTCCTAAATTTTAAATTGCTAAGTTACCTATAATAACCCTAGGTAAACTACTACTTGATCCATAAACTAATATTTGGCTATCAGTTAACAATATTCTATTGGCTCCAGATGTATTACCGATTGCTAAAGCTGAAGTAGAAATAGTACCAGTTACTACCGCACTACCATCTACATATAATGCAACTTCACCCCAACCACTTCCATTGTACAAATATGTTTTAGAATATTTTGCAGATTGATTGAATAAAGTAACCCTATCCCCAGCTCTAGGGGTTTGATTATCTATAGGTGATGTTTCTGTTACAGGGTATGCATTGGTTAAAGCAGCTTGACATGCAGTCGCAATTGTAGCAGGACTTGCAGATGAGTCAAAAGCTACAGCCCAAGTTAATACAGCAATACCTCTTAAGCCCTTTTTACCCTCGTCGCCTTTACTACCTTTTGCAGTTTGCAATAGGGGTACAGTTTGTGAGTCAACTTGTGAGTTAGTACCACTTAAATACAATACACCTCTTACAAATTTTGTAGTTAGAGGTACAGTACTGCTATTTACTGGTATAGATTTAGAATTAGTAGGATCACTTGCAGCGCTAATAGTTGTCCATGAACTACCATCTGCACTTCCTTGGATCTCAATTTTACCAGCATAATTAGCATAAGCACTATTACCAGATTTTACTTCAGCATTAAAGGTTAAACTAGTAGGTGAATAGGTTAGCAATGTAGTATCATATATTAAGCTATTAGCACTAGGTGATATCTTGTAAATAGAACTAGATTTCATTTTAGTTAATGAAAATACCTTTTTAGCAACTTCAACTCCATCTACTTTAGCTATATATGTTACTGAAGCCACATTAACAGAAGGAGAACTACTAATTCCTGAAGTAATTTCATACATTCCAAGGGAGTTTGGGGCTGCAGGAGGAGTATCAAATCCAGTGCTAGTGTCATAATGATAAGTTACACCAGTAGCTGCTACGCCATCTTTAGTTACTAAGAATTGACCTTTAGCCTCTTGATAAGAGGTCACTACACCTGTTTCATTTGAAGGTAAACCTTGGCTATCATTAGTGAGCCAACCAGTATAAGGTGTTACTCCATCTATTCCATCTTTACCATCAACACTCTTGTTAACAATTAATTCTTTTCTACCTATAATAGTAGCACCTAATTTAGCAATAAATGTTGCTTTACCTACATCTGCAGTAATATTTGTAACTTTTACAAGACCAGTGTATTCTCCAATTTCAACTGAAAGATTTGTTGGGGTAATAGCAGGATCTATATAAAAAGTTAAACCAGAAGTTATGTAAGAGGCACCTCTAGCAACTTGCATATTAGTAAAAAATGGTAGTTGATTACTTGGAGATAAGACTCCAGCTGCGGTATAACGAATAGTTTTATTTTCATTTGTGAGTGTAGCATTGTAGCTATCATCTCCATCTTTAATAGAAAATACAGTTATTTGATCGTATACATTTATAGTAGCATCTGTAGATGAAGTTACAACTACCTTGACTAATTTTGGTTGACCAATATATCTTGTTAAGGAATAAGTAGATGTTGTACCAACTGGAACTACTTGTTGTCCATCTACAAACCAAGTGTATCTAGCAGAAGTTACACCTTCAGCAACAGCAGTAAAAGTAATCGTATTAGGGAAAACATCAGTTAATGCTGTTGTATTTTTTGGTTGTACAAACGCAATACCATCAGAGGTAAGATTTACTACAGGAGCATCCAATCCATCAGCGCCATCAGCGGCTTTATTAATTACAATCTTTTTCTCATGAATAGAACCGTCAGATGCAACTACAGCTCTAACTGTTGCGTACCCAACTCTAGACGTAAGAGGTCCTGTGAAACTATTTACAGTTACTACACCTGTGCTAGGATCTACTGTTGCATCTATATTAATATTTGAACCAGAGACAATAGAAAACAATACTGTATTTGTATTAGGGGGAGTTGTAACAGTGTTAGCAATTCCAGCACTACCACGAAATAACAACGGAGTCATTATAAGAGATAGGAAGTCAGGAAGTATTGCTCCTGTAGGATCACAACCAATTGTTCTATTAGCATCTACATAGTCAAAATTATATGCACTACTACCATCTTTAACACTATAAATTGTAACATTATCAAAACGTCTAATTCCTGAGTCAGCAGCTTCATAAACTTCTACATTAATATTTCTAGTTTCTCCACTAGGAAATGCAGCTAAAGTTATCATACTAGTTGTAAGAGTTACACCAGCGGGAGTAGCGCCATCAACTTCCCATACATAACGGGGGTCATCAAACGCTTCCTCTCTAGCATACACATTGATTGAAGCTTGATCTGGGGTATTAGAGTTAGCAGGATAAACAAAACCTAATCTATCAGGGTCTAATGTAACAATCCTAGTAGCTGCAGCAGTAGACTTAGCTATTCTTAATGTAATACTTAATGTTAAGCTTGCAGCTGTGATAGTAGCATCAATATCTACTCTAGCATATGGATCTGCCACTGCAGTAACTGTGAATATACCATTTGTAGTTGTATTACTTTGTAGTGTACAACCAACTGGATTTAATGTATATACGATACCTTCTGTAACAGGAGTAGCTCCTTTATAAACATCAATATTTATAGATTGAGGTAACTGGCCTGCTTCTGGTACTCCATTTGAATCACAAGTTAAATTTAAGGCTGCTTCAGATAAACCGATAGCATAAGAGTCAGAACCTGCATTAATATAATAGACTGTTTCAAAGTCCTCTAAGAATGTAGTAGTTATTCCTTCAGTTACTCTAACTTTAATATCTTTAGTTGGGACATCAATAAAACTAGGTACACTAAATGTAGCTGATGTTTGGCCAGCTTGTAAAACCTCGTTAATATACCATTTATAAGTAGGAGCATCAAATCCAGTTACATTTACTGAAAATAAAATTGCTGTTGGAGCAACTACGCTACTATTAGCTTGCTTCACAAAAGCTCTTCCACTAGCCTTTAATTTAACTGATTTACCTGAGAATGCAGTAGCAAAAATTGGTGAGACTACATTAGTTACAGCAATATCAGATAGTTTACCACCCTTACTTATTGCTCTTACACCAAATATTGTTTGATCTAACGTTAATGGAGGTAATATATATTGAGTATCTGTTGTACGACCTAATTCAGTCCAGATCACCTCTCCTCCGCCTGTAACATTACCAGGGAAATGATAGTATGTGATATAACAATCTAGTTGAGATTCATCAGGTACTTTAGTCCATTCTAATCTTCCTGAAGAATTTAAAATTTGAGCTGTTTGTGCTATGTAAATTAAATTAGAGGGTTTACCAAATTCAAAGGAGTAAACATTAATTGCTTTGATATACTCGTTATCATCTACATTCCATGCCAATTGTGTATAATCAAACCTAGTAGCATTTACTTCACATACTGCTTCATCCGTAATTTTTACTTCATTAACTCTTAAATATAAATCAATATCAACACCTAGTTTAAGTGTTTGACTAGATAACTTAATAAAATCACCTGGCTCTAAGAACTTATCTTTAATTACATATTTAAATCTTATTCCAAATGCTGTCCTACTTGTTCTTACAAGTTCTTCTGCTTTAGCTAATGCATGGTAATAGTCTGTAATACCATCAGCAAATATATCAGTCTCTAAGTCTAAATCATTATCTTCTAGTTTCATAGCAGTATAAACTGCATTATTATTATTAATAGATACTAGGCTAGTGTAATTATCAGATCTAGTAGTCCAATGTACAAATGAACCTTTAGATAATTTTCCAGCAATTCCTTTTCCACTTCCACCAGAATCCTGAGCAGTTAGTCTAATTCTGTATTCAGTATCCTTAGTTAAGCTTACTGTACCTGTGGTAATAGCTTTCCAATCTGTAGCAGAGCCTGAGTATAGTACTGTACCCGTAGTAGTAGCTATAGAAGCAGTTGCAGAATTATCTCCTGTAAATTCAAATGTATATGAACCTGTTTCTTTTACAAAGAATTTCCATGTTTGATCAAAAGAACTTGCAGTGCTCGACCATACGGAATATTTCTTAAGCAAAACACCACCTACACTATCATCCCAAGCATCATCTACAGAGTCTGGGTATTTAAATCCGCCCACACCCCTTAATGAAACACCAGATTCTTTTGGAGGCCAAGATACTGTATCTTCCTTAAAGTTTTCAGATTCATTATGAAATCTTACTGTACAAAAGTTTAATCTTTCACTTGAGCTAGGCCAATTAATACTTACATTATCATCAATAACTAAATCATCATCTGTTAATGTATTTGCAACTACAATATTACTATTACTTGTTGGATATTGTAAACTTAATTTATATTTACCACCAGACCAAATAAGTCTTGCGTCACCCATTGTTGACAAGATAGATTCAACATTTTCTCTTAATGGCTTCTGTGTATCAATAATTGCATTACATTCATAGAGTCTAATAGCTCTAGTATTACCTGTAGTAACTCCTTCAGCACCTAAAGGGTTAAATGTTGGCTTGTATATCTTTCCACCTATAGATGCATTTGGTAACACAGTAGTATTACAAATTAATTTAGCATTATAGAATGATTCTAAATCAATTAAACTAGTATCTAATCCTTTTCCAGCAGTATCGTCTAATAAATAATCTAGCAAACATAATGCTGGATTATTAGAATAAGATCTAGTTGTGGCTACTGAATAGGTATAACTGCCTACACTACCAGCTCTAGTAATATCTTTGACTTTTTTACCTTCAAGGAAAAATTGTAAAGTGGGTACACCATTAAGTGCTGGATCATCTCTATCTAGTTTAATACAGACAGAAGCATAAGCCAATCCAACTTGATCTTTAATCTGCGTAAATACTGAGCTTACTCTTTCTGGATTATTTGCAGACATCACAGAATCAGCCACTGGCAAATCACCGTAATGGATATCAACTCTAAGCCCTGACTTAACAGTATTAGATGTAAAATATTGATAGTTTGGATCTTGTTCAGTTCCAGTATTAGTACTTGTAGTTGTTGTTTGAGTAGTTGATAGATCAGGATCATCTAAGTATCTTGATTCATCTACTACAATGTCATAGACTCCATTAATTGGACCTTGACACATTGCTTGCTGGAAAAATAAAAATTCGTTTGCTCTACCTTCTACATTAGTATCAAATCCTGGAGTTAAAAATATTTTATCAGAATTAGGAGTAGCTATAACAAAGTTATTAGAAGTATTATGGTAAGATCTAACTCCACCAACTTTAGCTCTTCCATATACTACTGGAAGTGTAACCCCTTCACCTTCTACAACTAACTCATACCCTTTTCTTGCATCAGCAGCTGCCTGAGCAGCTTTCTTCATTTTTCTAGCTTGAATTATTTGATAAGCTATTGAGGCTAGTGTAATAGCCATCTGAGCAGTAAGCACTACTCCTGCTACAATTGTTATAGCCATTATTTCTTCCCCCATTTAAGCTGTAGCACACCTGATCCCTCATAGATTTGATCAAATGAGGTATCAGAAGAATCTCTACCAAAGGTAGCATCTTTAGTTGTGTAAAAAGATTTAGTTAAATCAAGATCATTCATAGGACTAGAGCAACTAACATTTAATAAAACTTCACCTGTAACACTAGTATTTATACTATATTCGGTACTATCTATTTTTCCACGATATACAGTTAATAGATTAGCAATATCTAGCTCAGGAAGTTTAGTAGTTTGATTTACAAAACCTACCTTAACATCTACAAGTTTGCCGATTAAACCTGAATCTACACTTGCACCAAATGTAAATGTAGGATCTGCAAAGCTTATTTTAAATAACTCTCTATCTACGGTAGAAGACAATCTTGGACTGTCAACTTGTACTAGTTTGCCATCATTATAATATGTAGTAACTGGTACAGAATTATTTGTTATAACTACATCCCTATAATATGTAGTTGATCGATATGTTGTACCTGAAGACACATATACCTCAACTAAATAAAATGCCTCAATAGTTGGTTGAGACAGTATATTTCTAACTGTTGTACTAAATTGAATCATAACTTCTCCAATAACCTTATCTGCCCAGTATCCATTAGGATACCATCACTATAAATCATACCTGATACTATATTAGTATCGTATAAACATTGCATCTGAACATCATCTCTATAAGTCATTGTTCCTGATGCGGCAGCAATTAACGTAGGAAAAATACTAATAGTACTTGATATACCATTAGTAAATGAAACGTTTGTTGTTGTCATATAAACTTTAGAATGACTTGAAAATTTTATAAAAGTACCTTTTGGAATTAAACCAGATAAACCAGATATACTTACTTGTCCAGAACCAATACTTCCAGTTGCTGTAGCAACACCGATAGCTGTTCTAGATCTTACTGCTCCATAGTTTTGGGGTACAATAATTGTAACTGCCTCAGAATACCCTTTAGTCACTAAATTAACCATTAAGTCTTGAGCATCATTCATTAGAGGTTCGAGGCCAGCGTCGATTTCCCAACGCTGCGCACTCCTACGACTAATGAATCTCTTTAGCGAAAGGGTATCTGAAACGAAGACTGGTTGGTTACTTCTTACAGTCAATGGTGCTGTAAAACGAGCAATCACCTCTCCATTTTCATAGATACCATACATAATATTACCTTAAACCTTTCTCTCTATTGTGGGAGTTAACCCCCTCAGCAATAGATGGGAGCATTTTATAAATTTCTGATTTTGTTTGACGACTAATATCACCTGTGATATTTACATTAACTACCTGTTGACTTTGATTTGTCATAGCAGCTGCTACTCTAGCTTGTTGAGCTTCATTTAATACAATCTCACCTGCATGAGCAAGAACTGGAGTGGCACTACCCATAGCCCCTGGAATAACACCGCCATCTGCAAAGCCAGGCATACCTAGTACTGATGCAATATTACCACCACTAGTAAATAAACTACCAAAAGAAGTTAAACCTTTGCTAAATAATTGGCTAGCACCACTAAATAGATTACCAAATATTCCACCAGAAGAACCACCAGTAAGACTATTTAAATCTTTTACTCCTGGTACTTCTTTAGTATATAAAGGTTTTAGCGGAGAAGTTCCAGCCTTATTACCACCTAGTAAACCAGTTATACCTCCAAGAGAAAATAAGCTTTCATCAACAGGAGGTGCTTGTACATCTTCAACTTTTGGTTTATCAATCAGTCCACCAAGCCTTGTTCCAAATTCAGTAGGTGCGGCAAACAATTCTAGGAAATTAGAAGTACTAAATATTTCATCTGTTAAACTTTTAGCAAAAGAATCAACAACTCGAGATGTAAATTGGTCTGCTAGGTAAGTACCAAATTCTTTGCCTGTCTTTTTACCTTTAAGAAATTCAGAAAATCCAGATTTAAAATCTTCAATATAAGCTCTAGATTGTTCAGTTCCTTCAGTAATAGATTTAGCTGAGAAGTTACCACCTTTAATATTAGTAGATACTTCAGGTGCAATTTTAACTATCTCTCCTTTAAGTCTATCCGTAATTTCTTTAACTTGGGCATCAATAGGGCCCTGCTCATCACCTCGATCTTGTTGACCTTGCAATACACGCAGTTGTCTAAAAGTATTTGCAATAACTTTAGTAACATCACTATTTGAACTTAATTTTGATTTTAATTGAGTATCAAGATCTTTAGGTTGTAAGTCTTTAGTCTCAGGTATTAAGGCTAGTGTTAACTCTTTTAATGTAGTAAACTCACTACTTGAAAGACCTTTAACCCCTCTATTAAATCCAGAAGGTTTTAGTTTATTATTGTAAAAATCTTCTAATTCTTTAATAGCGTCTGGTTTTTCTAAAGATTCTTTTAAAGTACCAATAGGTGCATTTTTAAATCCTAGTCTTGTAACAAAGTCAGCTGTTTCTATTGTAGCTAGGGAGGATTTAAGTGATTTTGCTAAAGCATCTGTATTTTTAGATAGTGATAAATTACTATCTTTTATATCAGATATTGTATTTAAAAAATCTGTTAAATCAAGCTTTACTTTAACATTACCAACAGTTAATTCTTGAACCTGTTTCTTAGGATCAATTTGAGAAAATACTTCTCCAATTGGACCCTTGGTTCCACCAGCAAATCCTGGCAAGACTCCACTGTTCATTGATTGTAGTAGTGGTAGATGTTCTTTAGTTGCCTTAGCATTAACTACGAATTCACCATTAGATAACCTAGCAAGAATAGAATCGGATTTACCAGTTCCTTCCCCAATTATTTGACCACCATTTGCAAATGCTTTTGTGTAGTTAAGCCTTAAACCATTTTTAGATACTTTTGCTCTTAGCTTACCACCCGCTAAATCAAAACTTGCACCCTCTAGTGCACCTTTAGATATGGCTTGGCTAGTACTAATATAATCTTGATTTTCTCCAAAATAATTTGAAACATCAGCCTTAACAGAATTCTTTAAATAAGTTATTAATTGTTTATTTAATTCTGCCGATTTTACTATTTGTTGTTCACCAGGAGTTAACTCTTTTGCAAAATTTCTATTAGTTATAAAGTTATTACCTTTAAAGTCAGCAATCTTTAATCCATAATTTTCTGGAGGACTGTTAATAGGTTCTTCAGTACCTTCTGCATATTTAGGTAATCCTAAAATTCTACCAATAATAGTTTTAGCTTTATACTTAGACTGGGCTTCCTGTAATAAAGCCATTGGGTCACCTGCATCAATAAGTGCTGGTTTACCAATTTTATTTGATATTGCAGATTGGATTTTATCTTTTCTTATACTAAGATTATTACCGCCACCTATATCCGAATTTTGTAATCTAGAAAGTAATGCATCAATTTCACTATTAGAGGCTTGAGGTAATTTATCCATTAGTAAAACATTATCTGTTTTGCTAGATACACTTGTAAAGCTTTTAAATAGTCTATCAAAGATATTTTCATTATCTTTCTTAATTGTATCTAATTTTTCTTTACTAGGTAATTGTTGGTTCTCATCTAATATTTTATTAGAGATTGCATTACGGAATAAATCAGCTTCTCTTGATCTTCTACCTTTGTATTCACTGTATTTAGCCCACACGTCGTAATAATGTGCAGCCTGTTTATAGTCACCTTTTGCAGCAGCAGTAGCAGCTAATTTACTATTTCCTCTAGTAATGTTTCCTGTTTGGAATAAAGTAGATACTAACGCAGTTCTTACTGGTTTTGGCAATGATTCAAAGGATTGACCATTAACACTTGATGAAATATTCTTGAACTGATTTTTAGTTAAATTGATATAGTAATCAACTGATCTTTGCTCTATTAACGCAGCCTCAGCATCTGAAATGCTTAATGGTTTATTAAGTAATGCATTAACAGCTGATTTTCTTTTCTTACCAATATAAGGTTTTAACTTAGTAACCAAATTATTTGGAATACCCATATCAGATAAGCTAGTTAAACTCTGTTGCCCTAGATCAAGACCCGTAGCAATAGTTACACCCGATACACCTTTAGGTGGCACATAACCATATGTCTTTGGTAATGCTGATGGTCCATTTTCTTCTCTTCTTAAGAAATCTAAATCAATTAATCCACCAGAATTAAAACCTGGAAGGCCACTATTTAACTTTTGAAGTAATGGTAGATTCTCGGAGGTTGCTTTAGCATTAACTACAAACTCACCATTAGAGAGTCTAGCCATAATAGAGTCTGATTTACCTGTACCAGGGCCACTAATACGTCCACCACTAGCTCTTCTTTGTTGTGGATTTAATTCAGTAACTGTTGGTTTTACAGGAGTTGATCCTGCAGGTCTAAATGATTTTTCTGTAAAGAAATTCTTTAGGTCACTAAACTTACCAACAACATAGTCAGCAGCGTCTCTTAATCCTTTACCTATAGAATCAAATACTGCACCAAAAGCATCACCTATAAAGAATGAAACTTCTTTAAATTTATCACCAAGGAAGTATGCTAATCTTGTTATTTTTCCTTCAATACCCTTTGCATCTTTATTACCAAATAATGCGTAATAGAGTAATGAACTACCTGCAGCAATACCTAAAGCACCTAGTAAAACGGGTAAAGTAAAGAATGCAGTTATAGCAGCTAATATTCCACCCATAGCAGAAAGAACAGCTGCACCTGCAGGAAACATTGAAGCAGAGAATACAGCAGCTAGTGCTAATCTTTTAAGAGCTAGTATAATTGCAGGGCCAGCCGTAATAGTTGCCCAAGCACTAAAAGCACCTGCACCTGCACTTATTGCCCACCCTGTCATAAAGATAGCACCCGCAGTAATACCTAAATGATAAAATGTATTTTCTACATCTAATGATTCTGCAATTGCATCTCCAATATGGGAACCAATAAATAAAGCAGCAAGGCCAGCAGCAACAGCAAATGCACTTTGGAATACTTTACCTAATGTACTACCAGCAGCTTTTGCTCCTGGTGTAGCAGCACCTGTATTGTCTTTATTAAAGATTTTTGATAAGATAAAATAATTTGCTAACTCTTTTGCTACTATTCCAATTAAGGAAGTCATCTTACCAGAGGCAATAGCTAATGCAGCTGTACCAAATAGTAGGCCTACAATAAACCCACCTGAGCTAGGAGCAAAGCCTTCAAGACCTAATCCGTTTAATATTGAGTTACCAAAGTCTGTAATATGCTTTTTAAGAGTATTTAAACCATCTACAAAACTAGCATCTTCTCCAAAAGCAATCTTAAAGATTAATGTAGCAACAGCAATTTGCCTGAATCCTTTATTAAATGCAACTAAGAGTGCAGCTATAACTATATCCTGCAAATCTTCTTGAAAAGTTGTTTTAATATCATCTCTTAAAGCTCTAGCAGATATACGCCCAAATGTTTCTCCTAAACTTGTAAATGCTGTTTTAGCTAAATCAGTATTTGCAATACCTTTTTGGAATAGCTCTACTGTATTTTCAATAACTAAAGCTAAGTTTTGTTCTAATGTTCTTGTAGATATATTGTTAAACTTTTGTTGAATATCTAGTTTAAAATTTTGGAAAGATATATCAAATTGTGATTCGTCCATCTTAGCTAATGCTGCTTGTAACTTAGCAGCTAATAGTGGCATCTCTCCTAATCCTGGTAAGAATACACCAAGTAGCTTTGTCATCGCATTTGTGAAGTCATTAAATACTTTTCCAGCACCAGACTTAGAAAACTGAGCTAGTTTCTTTATGCTATCCCCAATTAGATCTAATGAGTAGTTAATACCTGAAGCAGCGGCTTCTAAACCAGAGTTACCTAATCTTTTTATAGCAGCAACAATATCATCAAATAAATTTTCAATATATTTTAATGCTCCAACATCTTGAATAATTTTTACTTCAATTTGTATTTTCTCTTTCCACATATCAAATGCATTTTTGATATCAGAAAATACATCTACTACATAACTTGAGAATTTAGTTATTCCTGGAGTTGCCATTCCGTATAGCTTATTTGCCCAATTAGCAATACCCATAATAGTGTCAGGCCAATAGGAATTACCTACAATTACATTCCATATTTTATAGAATACTGCAATAACAAATTTTCCAAAGTCATCAATTTTCTGTTTAACAGTATTTAGCCTTGGCATATAAGAATCAAGATCTAACTTAAAATCAGGAATATTTGGTACAAAATTACTTAAATCTATTTTCTTACTATTTTGTACAAATTGATTAATTGACCTGTTAACTATATTTAGAGAGCCAGTGAGACCTAAAACAAAAATCTTAAAATCAATTATAGATGTTGTTAAGTCATACTGAATAAATTTAGCAAGCTTTTGGATACCCTTTGTAATTGAGTTAACAACATTAATAATAACTGTTTTCAAACCAGTACTGTTAACAATTACATCTTGAAGATTCTTTATTGCATCTCCTAAATTAGAGAACGATCCTGATAGTGTATTAACTTGTTTCCTAGCAACTCCACCATAACCTTGTGTAGAGAAGGCTAATTTATTAAAAGCCTTAAATACTTCATCAAATGTAAGATTGCCTCTTTCCATTGTAGCTGACCATTCAGCCCATGATTTACCAGCTTCCTTAGCAATTCTTTGTAGTGGAATACCAATGGTAACAAGAGGTTCAAGTCGCTCATATGTTACACGACCTTCAGATGCCATTCTTGAAAATGCTTCTGTTACTCTTTGGATTTCGTAATCTCCGCCACCTACAGCAGTAACTGCATTAGCTATACCTTCTAAGCTATCTAATACTTGTCTATTACTAGAAAATAATGTGCTACCTGTATTAGCGAGACGTGCATAGGAATCTGCTAATGCATCTACACTGAATTTTGTTTCAGCGGCAAATTGCTGAATATCAGAAAATGCCTTTTGTGATTTAACAATAGATCCAGTTGCGATAGCTAACCTAGTTCTAATACCATCAAATTGTTGGGCTGTCTTTAATAAAGAAGTACCAAATACTCCTACTGCAGCAACAGCAAATGTTGACTTTAAAGTATTACCTAATTTTGTTGCAGAACTGTTTATGCTATCTATATTTTTATTAATTTGTCCTGTTTGGGAAATAGCAGTTGATAAGGATCTCTCATCAAATACTTTATATCTTGGTGATTGTTTTAATTTTGCATTTAAATTTTGTATGCTTTTATTTATTCCATTAATCTTTTGTTGATCTGCATCAACGTCTAAGATTTTTGTTTTCTTGCTGCCTTTTGCAGCTTCATCCTGTACTTTCTTTAGTAGACCACGTAGTCTATCTATATCTTCGGATGCCTTTCTTGTGTCTGCCGTGACTTTAATTTCTACTGACATATTTTGTTCTCCATAATAAAAAAGCCCTAAAATGAATCCTCATTATTAGAGGCCATCCTAGGGCTATTATTTATTTTTCGTTGCTAAAGTTTACTGGTGCTGAAACTTCACCAATAGTAAGTAGCACTTGTTCAATGAAAAATGGTGGCGCTTGTTTTGAATAACCAGTATTCAATATACCAATGTATGGCGCATCATTATCTATTTTACCAACAAGTTCACCATTTATCTTGATCATGCTATACTTCCATCTACTAGCTGCATAACCTGTATCTACTGGGGTTACTGATCGTAAGGCTTCTGTAGTAAATTCTGTTCTTTCCTTAATAGTTGCTTCTGCAAGAGAAACAGCCTCTTTCTGGATTCTTTTGATTTCTTTTTCAAAATCTACTTTTATACCTAAACTCATAGTTACCTCACTCTATAGTTGGATCCCAATCTTCTGCACCTTTAGCTGTTTTGAGTAAACTTAAGAAACCAGGATTAATCCTTGACTTATTAGTTCTCTCTAATGCTTTAAGTGACTCAAAAATTTCAGAACCTCTTTTCTTAACTCCCTGTGCATTAAGCAACAGAGAGGTACGATAGTCATCTCTCCAACCTACAGGTCTTGATGCGAAGAACTGATTCCACCCGATGAATTCTTCATAAGGCATTTCATCTAGAATTTTGTGAACAGGCATATGCAAATGATATGCTAACTCATAAATTGTCAGTTCTTCAGGGCTTAGTTTCCCTCAGCTGAACCTACCATACCAGAATATTTAACAATTTCTGCAGATAGGGACGTCAACTCTTCTAATGGAAAAGTTGCAATATCCTCGTCAGATAATTCGTCTGCGCCAATAACGGCTAAACGTAAAATCACACGAAGAGTGTTAATTTGGTCTTCCTCAGAGGTATTCTTTGTAGCCTCCTGGATTCTTAAAACTTCATTGACAGTGAGTTTCTTGATCTCAACTTTATCACCCATGAAGTCAACTTTTTTACTAATCTTTTTACCAACTAAATGTTTCATTATATTTCCTTACTTTTATTTATTATCATTAAATAGATGTTTATTATTTTCTTGAAAGTCATCTAGAACTTTTCTTACTGTATGCAATACAGATAATGTTTCCATAATCTCTCTTCCTGCTATACTTTCTTTATCGAAATCTTGAAATCTTTCAAATGATTTACGAATACTAATATCAACACTACGTCTCATATGACGGAATGTAGTCTTCATAACGAATGACTTACTAAATGGTGGTTTATCTTGATTGTTATCAATCATACTTATCCTTAATATATACTATAAATACTACCAAGGGGAGCCTCAGATCTCTCTTTAGCGTCCCCTGGTAAATGGACTAGAAACTAGCCCAAATTGTCATTAGGTGAGACCAACAGTTCCAGGACCGAAGAAACCGCCTTGTGAAGACAATGTTAGTGTAGCTTGGTTAGCGTCTGTTAATTGTGGGCTAACTAATAGTGCTTCGATTTTACCAACGAAGTAGAAGTTAGAATTGTTTACAGAACCTAGACCGTTAGCACCTGGGGTAGTGTTTAAGGCAACTGGTTTAGCATTTAGCATAGAAAACTGGAAAGCATAAATCTTACCATTACCAACTAATGCACCTAGTGCCGAGCCTGGTGCCCACTCATTAGGAATGTAATTTAGAGTAAGTTCTAAGTTAGGTGAATCAGACTGGCCTTGAATTTGGCTAGAAGTCTTTTGACCATAAACAGGTACGTTAACGATGTTAGCTGGTGTACCGATTTGTGGGAATTCACGGACGTTTTTAATTTCAGTGAATGATGCTGCACTGGTAAATTTACCAGTTAGTTTTGTTAAATCGTCTACAGTTGAGAGATCAGTGATCTCGGTTGTGTTTACGGCCATAGCTGAGAAAATACCAGCTCCGATTGATGTAATATGTGCCATGTGTTTTAATCTCCATAAGCTTTAAAATTTATTGAATAATCACCACGATAAAGGGATTTATCTGCGGGATCAAGGCCAAGCTGCATTACTGTGCTTGCGCCAAATTGGGTTCCATTTGTCAAAGTCTTACCTTGAAATAATGAATCTATAGTATCAGCAATAGTGAACAATTCTGCATCACCATTACCTGCCTTGACAAAGATCGATAGTATTAACATACCTGAGAATTTTTTCTTAAACCCATGAGCATCAACTGTACCACTTCCTGGTAGAATACTAATTCTAATAAAAGAAGTAGTAGTGTCTATTATTCCACTGTAGTTGGCAGGATACGCTTTGTATCCAGTTGTTGTCCATGCGCTTGAAGCGAATAAACCATATATGTCTGACTTTAGTTTACTATACATACTCATACTCCTGCTAATGAGAGTACAACAACGAAATCATCTTTTGAAATAACATTACAACCATATTCTACACTACTAACGGTTACCCGAGAATAGCTATCGAAGTTAATTGTAGGATTACTTTTAATTGTGAGTGAAGTTGTAGTCACAGGAATACCAGACTCAAAAGATTTACTAGTTCCTAGAAAGCCTTGAGCTGTATATGTCTGATCCGTTTTTACAATCGAACCAGTGGTAAAATTAAATCCACTGACGATCTTATTGTCAAAAGTAGCTGTTACCGAAAGATCCTTTAATTTCTCAAAGGCAGTATCCACGGATTGTTGTACTTTTGATTTAAGGGACATTTAATTTGCCCTCCACCATTGAGTAGAACCTTGGTTTACTAAAAGTGGTTTTAGGTATTTTCTAACAAGATTAGGAACTACTGGAGTCCTAGTCGTATCATTATTACTATCTTTCAATGTAATAGTACCAATTGAAATTTCTTCAAAGTTTTGTGTTTTGTTATCTAACAAATTTTCGTTAGATAATAAATGATAAGCCATTTCTAAAACAGCTTGTTTCATTCTTTTTGGAATTTCAGTTACACTAAAGTTAACCTCTTGTCCTAATCTAGGATCAAAAATATAAGCCCCCTTACGAGGCCATGCAAGACTCTGTGTGGAACTGACAGCAACACCAATAAATTGATTTTCATCAAGTATAAGAGTTGCGGTCACTAATGCTGACTCCTGATCATCATCCTGAGCATTTATCCAAGCACCCGCATCAATGCGAGTATCGAAATATGCATCAGCTTCGACCATAGTTACATATGTGTTTGTACCTAGGACTAGTGCCATCAGTTCCTCCTAATGGATTAAGCGTGGAGAATAGGTAGAATACCTAAGTTCAATGCATTCATTTTACGTGCCCATGAACCAGCAGTACCATAAGCAGAGTTAGTAGCGAAAGCGTTAGTAGCGCCAGCCCAGTCATAGCCCATTGGATGAACTACGAAGCCATAACGATACCAGATAGCAGTAGAACCACCGCCAGTATAGGCAGCTGCACTACGATCAACTTCAACAGGTGTAGGAACAGCAATGTTTGTAAAGCTGATAGCACCTGGCTTGCAAATGAATGTAGTCTTTGTAGAACGATCATTTACGTTAGCAGAAGCAGACAAGTCACCTTGAGCAACACGGCTGAGTAATAGACGGAACTTACCACCGAACACTGTTTGGAATGTTAGGTTACCATCAGTAACTGTAGTTACGTCTACTAAGTTAGCAGCACGTAGTTCAGCTAGTACTTCAGGTGAAGTAACCATGTACATGAAGTCTGGCTCATAGTCTTTGAATGCCATGCCAAGAGCTTGGAATAGACGTTGACCACGAGCAGCACCGATAGCTGTAGCATCAAATAGCTTACGCTGATCAGAAGCAGAGGTAGCAGCGGCAGCACCGAATACACCAGCAGCATTGATATCAACGAAGTTACCAGTAGTAGCACCATCGCCATCTGTGTCATAACCGACTAAACCAGCACCACGAGAAACTTCGTAAGCGGCTACGCCTTTGAGGGTAGCAACAATAGCGTCAGACTCGTCTTGGCTACGAACTTCAGAGAAGTCACGAGCAATTTTAGAAAGACCGTCTTGTTGAGAAACGATTTGTTGTAGGTTGATTTGCTCAGAACCAAATGTACGTACTGTTTTGATGTAGTCAGCGATTTCTGTAGAAACATCAGTGTAAGTACCAGCATTGGCAGAGGATAAGCTAGCAACGTTAATGTTGGCAGCTAGGGGTTTGTACCAGCGCATTTGACCAATAAAGCTTTCGCCTGTTGGGTCAATACGGGCATCAGTACCAACGATGCCAGTGCTGTTAAGCTTTTTGGCATTTGAGTACATTTCATCAGCATATGCAGAAATAGCAATAGCTACGTTTTGGAACATTGTATGATTAATCATTTAAAAAATCTCCTGTGATTTTAAAGGGTGAAGCTACCTAATTTTCCACCTGCGGCAAGTGCTAACACTTCCTCAGTAGTCATTTCAGATATCTTCTTATTGGGATCGAGTTTGGGAGTACCGTTCATATTGCTACTACCACCCCCTGAATTAGATTTAGGTTTAAATAGGAAAGAATTATCTTCATTCTTTACATATTGTCCTACAAAATCCTTGATTGATACACCAGATTTGTGAATCCATGCACCAGTCTCTGGATCTTGGATGAGTTGATCGATAATATCCCGATAAGCCATTTGGCCAGATCGGTCATTACGGAAATCAAGACCAGTTAATGCATTACGAACTGCACCATCTCGGGTGAGTTCAGTTACTTTACCTTCGGCTAACGCAAGCTTTTCAGTGAGTTCTGCGAGCTTCATCTCAGCAACTTCTTTATGCTTACCTTCATCCTCTAAAGCTTTCATCTTACGTTGTTTAGCATCATCTTCAAGACGAACACGCTCTTTAACAGCATTGTCACGTTCTTGGTAAGCTTTATCTAAACTTAGTTTGATTTTAGAAAGACGCTCTTCAACCATTCGATTGATTAAGTCTTCTGTATCTTTATTGTTAGCACCTCCACCACCAGTATCAACCTCATCGATTTTAAACTCTGGGTTAGGTGTGTTGCTATCATCGAGGAACTCTTTGTTTCCGAACTTATCTACTTTCATCTTTATTTTCCTTTGGCACAGCCATTTAATTTTAATTTTTTAGGGTTTAGTTACAAACATAAACTCTTACGGTCCAATACCATACCAATCCATACCTTTAGGTATAGGAGCCAGTATATCTTTTCTCGTAATCTTGTTTCGAGGATTTATTAAGCCATCCTGAATAGCCTTTTGTCTTAAAGAGTTATAGGTTGCTCTTGACAACCCTTCTTCTCTAAGAGCAAGTAAAGTTTTCTCTATTGTATCACCTTCTAAGGCATCTGCATAGATTTCTCTAAGAGCTACCTTTGACTTAGCTGCTTGTCCGATGTTTGTGAAGAAAGCATCATGAATCGTAGCGGTTTCAACACCGTTTTTACGACCCCATAAATGATATCTTCTTACAATAGCGGCATCATTCATATGGTTGCCATTAACACCCATACCAATACCTGCTCTCATTAAACTTGATTTTCCTAGAAGTGAAGCATCTTCTGCTCGATCTTCGTAAATATTACGGACCATCCTATTAGCCTCTTTGTCATAGAACTCAATGCTAGTTTGGATTTTAGGTCTGTATCTCTGGTATAAAGTCTTACCATCAAATGTTACCCAAGGTACATCGACCTTCTGAGTTTCATCAACGTAAGCTTTAGCAGCCTCTTTCCAGAATTGTACGAATTTTTGAGTTACTGGTGCTCTCTCAGCTAATCTCCGAGACATGATCTCAGAGACAGATTTGAAGTCTTGAGGACCAATTAGTCCTTTACGAGCATTCATTAACTTATCGACAAACGCTTCTACGTCTGGGTGAGAATCACGAGCATGTGATAAAAGTTCCTGCCCCACAGGGGTTTCACCTTCAACAACCTCATTCAACTCACGTTTTAATTGTTTAAGACCAAATACAACATTATCAGCACCTAGCCTATCTGCTTCTTTGATCTTTGCATCTATAATATTAGTTACACCACGAAGTTCTTCACGGGTAACAACAGTATATCCTTTTGTTTCTAATACTGAAGCAAATTTAGCCTCAATATTAGCCGCCTGTGTTGCCTTACCAGCGCCATAGAAAGAAACCATGTTCTGAGCCTTAGCGGCTTTTTGGAGATCAGTCCATTGAACATTAGCATCTCTTAATCCTTGTATCTTTTGAAACTCTGGATCAGACACTGTATCCATTGCTACTAAGTCATACAAACGATTCTTTTGAAGTGTAGGTAACACATTTGAGTTAATTGAAATATCTCTATCGCCTGTACTCAATCCGATGATTTGAGCACCAGAGGATGAGGCATCATTCTCAATCATTAATTTTGTTTTATAAGTTGATAGCTTTTTTAAATCAGTAAAGTCACCATTTACATGATCATATATTCTAGCATATTCAATAGCCAGCCTAGATATCTTTGGGATTTCTTCAGCTTCCTGAGAACGAATAATAGGGTGATCTAAGAACTCTCGAATACGTCTATCACGTTGAGTTGTTTCTCTCATAAGCCTACCAAGACTTAAAATATCTTTTTGATTTCTCATAAAGATTTCCATTCTACCTGCTTGTGTTAATGCCTCTGTAGCTGGACCTATCATAGAACCAGTTTGAATCATTAGCTCCTGAACAATTTCAGGTGTAACAGCTTCTGCCTTAGCAGTGTTTAAGAATGGACGAACAACTTCACCTCCAGTAGGAGTAAGAAACCCTTGATAATAAACACGTCCACGACCATCAATATTAGCAACTACGCTAAATGGTTTTCCAGTATCTCTATGAAACTTTACAGTTTGCATAAAGCTATAGCCTTGATCACCACGAGTTAAAATAAGTTTTCTAAAATCATTTAAGTCATCATACTTCTTTACGTTACCACGAGGATCTCTAAAGCGTACAACATCTTCCATAAATCCAGCATACTCATTATCAACTTCATATTTAAATGACATAGTATGATTAAGCATATCAGCAAAATCTTTATCAATTAATAACTTATCATAGTTAGCATTAGCTCTACGGGTAATAACAGTAATACCTGTATTTTTACCTCTCGCATCAAAATAAGTTTTCTCACCTGGCCTAACATAAATCTTATCTCTATCATTAATAATACCAATTCGTTGGCTTACAATTAATGCTCGATTAATTCTTTGTAAATCTAGCATATCTTTATCTAAGATTTGCACCTCACGACTAACAGTATCTCTCCAAGGACCACTGGCACGACCTGTCTCTAAGTCTACTACTGAGCGCCTAGTCTTTCCACGTTTAACAACTCGGATATACCCAGAGTCTTTTAATGCAGTAAGTATTTCAGAACCGTCTTCATGATAATCTTTTAGCGTAGGTTTAAAAAATGGGAAGTTAGGTAATTTCCAGTTAGCTCTTAATTCTTTACCAATATTGATAGCAAGTGTATCATAGTCAGTAGATTTACCATCAGCAACAACTGACATAACTCGTGATAAAGAATCAACAATAAATTTATCGTTTGTTTTATCTTCAATATATTGTTGTAGATAACTTTGTTTATTACCACGATACAAGAATTCGAGATCTAATATTCTTCTCCAAGCTTCTTTCTTTTCTCTAATATATTTTGTTATAAGACCTTCTTTAGGCTTATTACGGTCTAACCATAATGCCCCACCAGGAATTTCTTCTCTAACAAAGGTCTCTAATTTCTTACTAAATGATTTAGAGTCTCTTGTTAATGGACCTCTAAACCAAGTATACAATGGTGTTCTACCAGTGTATAATAATTTACGAGCTAAGGGTCTACCATGCCTTTCAGCCCAAGCATCCTTATACCGTTGATTATCTAATGTGTTGTTTATGATGTCATCAAAGGTATAGTACTTTCCAAATATCTGTACTTTAGCTGGTTCTCCTGCAACTCCATAAGAATCAAACTGAGAGGATCTAGCACGAGAGCGTCTATCTAAAATACGACTTGTATTTACTACAGAGTATTGCATCTCTCCACGAACAACGTTCATGAAATTAACCCAAGGTTGTTTATCATTATTGTATCGTTCAAATACAACACGTAGATTCTCAGTAACAGCAGTTTGCTGATTAACAGAAACAGAGTCATCAAGTGTTTCTACAAAATCCCTAATCCATACTTTTTGATCTTGAGATAAAACTTTAGAATTTCTAACGAAGTCAAGTCTTTCTTGTAAAGTAAGAAAATCAGGATCATATAGCAAGGTAGAACTTTGTTCACCAGTAAATGGATCAAAGCTATTATTACGTTCATCAAACTCGTTGTTAGACCGAATCCTGACAGATCGCTTACCTGCTAATGTAGTACCTCTATAATCAGTTAAGGATATAGCTTGTGCTAGATTATCTGAATCAGCAATATACATCTCTCTGAGTTGTCTCTGTGCTTCTGTATTCTTTAACAATTCATTAGGTCTAGATATATTAAGCTCAAATATATTTTCTTCTGCTTTGCTAACAGCTGTTTGCCTTGTTGGAAACCATAGTGTACGAGCATTATCTAATTTTCTTAAAGCAGCAATGCTTAGTTGATTACCTTTAGTTGTAGTAAATGCCTTAACATCTAATGCACCTTTTTGTAGTAGTCCTGCTTTTTCCTCGCTACCTAAATGTTTAACTTGAACATTCATAGGTTGACGTTTAAGCCAAATACTGTATGTTTCAACAGGAGGAGGAGCACCATTAAGTTCAACTGGATTAGTTTCTTTTAGCTTATTAGCTTTAAGTCTAGTATCAGCAGTTTCATCAAGAGACCTTAGTAATTGATCTTTACTTTTTAAGATAGGGATCATTGAACTACGACAATTCCAATGTAATGGTGGACGAAATCTTATGTCATTTATTTTATATACTTCGCCATCATGGTGAGCACAAATTGCTGATGTTCTATTATCTAGTACAGCAGTAAACCGATAACCAATCAATAATTCTTCATTACGACTCATTACAAGATTCATTGCAGTAGATTGAGTGTTAGTAATAGCAGTTCTAACAAGAGATTTAGCTTGTACTTCGCTTAGTGTAGTAGTTTTAATAACTTCATTAATAATCTCTTTAATAGGTTTACCATCTGCTAAACCACCCTTGATTTTACCATCTATCCTTGCTAGTTCAGCAGTACCAATAGAATCAAAATGTTCTCTTAAAGTTTTAGATGCAGTAACATTAGGCCCAATTAGTTTAGGAATAGCATCACTAGCCCTAGGTCTTTGAACTCTAAAAAATTTACCTGCACTTTTATCTAAGTTATTAGAATGAAAATTAACAGCAGCATCCGCATAATCAGTAACAGAATTATTCACAATCATGTGAAGTTCTTTAGTGGCTCTTGTAACTTCTGGTTTAACATCAGATTTGATATTATTTTTTAATAAGTCTCTAAGTCTCTTTTGATGTCTACGGATACCTCTTGAAACATTTGTAGATGTCTCTGCCTCATATAACCTTGTATCAGCTAAGTGCTGAATAATACGATCATAGAGATCTGTATTAATTGGTGTTGGCATTTAAACTCCTTAATGTCACATAACAACTACATCGTGGATGTCCTTGATAGTAACTATTGTTTATATTTATTCAGGTTTATTAGGAAATACTACTTCACCTTCAGGAGGATTGTTCATAAGCTCAGTAATAGCAGACCTATACTCTGCCCACTGGTTTCTAGTAACTCCACTTAAATCACTCGATGCTATCCACTCTGTTTTAGCTAGTATTTCAGTACACTTATCTATTAGATCAGTATTATCCTGTTGTGGTGCTACACGTTTAATTATTTTAGGCTCCATTATTATTCCGATCATCATTATTATTATTATTATTATTGTCAGGCCGCATATTATCTGTATTAGAGATAGATGAGTCAATGCTCATTGCTTTTGTGTCTACAAGAGGATCACTCTGGATTTCTGCTACACCCTCTTCATCATTATATTCTGAAGGTAGTACATCATTGAACTTAGCAATAGAGATAAAGGTAGAACGTGGAATAATACCTTGTTGATACCATTCTGTAACTAGCCTCATCCAATCTGCGCCTACTGGTGTAGGGTTAAAGTCAGCACTTAATGTAAACTTAATATCTGTTGGAAGAACCTCAATATTATATTTCCACTTAAGCATTACTGTAATAATCTGTCTCATTGTTTCTGAGATACGAGTATTAAGCATACCTAACTGAGCAGTCTGGGCGGCATTACGGATTTCTAAACTTACACCTGACTCACCTGAAGAACCTTCGGGGGAGAGCATACGAATGCCCATACGAGCCATCTCTTCGATAGTAGCGGCAATACTTGCCTCCATATCTTTTAGAGCACCTGTAGGTGTATCTAGTGCTTTGATATCATCTCCTGCACGAAGTTTAATCCATGAACCTAAACCAGCATCAACAATATTCTCAAACTCTTCATCAGTCATATCTGACATAACTACTGGAGTGTATGTTGCAGCACCATAGAGTAAATGGTTACGACGGCTAATTTTATTGTATAGAGCAATCTCACGATCAATTAAAGATTGTAGAATAGGTTCTACAGGATCAATCTGACCATTTAATGGATAAGCTGGAATGAAATTCATTCTCTCATTATTCATTAAAGGTATTTCTGTACGTGTCTTGTTCCATGCTGCATTAGCATTATCTACTTGATACTTAGACGTAACATTACCGTTGATAACGTTAACAGACTCGTTAGTATCTCTTGTGTAGGTATCTACAACAAGCAATCCTGATTCATCTAGGTAGTAATGAGTAACTGTATCTACATAGTCTGGATGGAATTGATTTTTAGAATAGTCTTCCATATAGTAACGGAAGAGTAAGCTAGTTAATACTTGTTTATTAGTATTACGGTCTTGACCTCTACGCCAGTTAATAATATTCTCTGCTTGGATGAGCATAACATAAGGTGAAAGAGCCTTAGCTTCTTCCATTGTTAATGCGTCTGGATTAGCAACTGTAGGATAGTCTACTAAACACCAAGCTCTAGATGACTGTAGTTCTTCCCAGATAGCAGCATCTAAGAATCCATGTAGTGAAGTCCCATCAGAGCCAAAAGAATTACGAATCCAATCTTCAGTTCCTTCAGGAAATAAGTTGTCTGGTAATTCAATTGATGCTTGTTTACGTAGTAATCCACCTACAAGTACTTTAGCATACTGTGCTGTTAGTCCTGGTAACTCACCTTCAGCACGATAAAAATTGTACTGTTGAGAACTCATTGTAGGAGAAAATGGTAATAGTAAGTTACTAAAATTTACTGGGTCAATTGTATCATCGTATGCTCTTGCATGCGTCTGCCCATTTAGAACAGCTCTAGCTCTTTCCCAGAGTGGCCGCATAGACTCGTATGCAGCATTAGGGTCCCCAAGGCTTTTTGTCTTAGCCTTTGATGGGGTCGTTGTTAGGTTTGCCATTTAAAGATTCTCCTCCATAAGCATCCTAACAATTCTAGCAACGATGTCTGAACGAACAATATCGTCTACACCAAACTCGATGATAGGAATGTCAATGTTATGTTTTTTACATAGGTGGACAAATTTAAGTATGTCCTTACCACTATTAATATCACTCTGGGCAGGATCGCCACAGAGGACCATTTTAGAGTTCTCCCCAAGGCGTGTTGTAATTGCCTTTAACTCTTCAAATGTTAAATTCTGACACTCGTCTACAATGACAAGTGAGTTTTCATAAGATCGACCACGAATAGTTTCTAGTGGTTGGATCTCGATTGAACCTTTATTTACTAGGTATTGATAGAAGCCTAATCC